ACTATGAGTGTGACATCAGGATAGTTCTGCATAACAACGGCCACTGCCGCTTGCGCGTCCTGAAGCTCCTGCCCTGTTGCGTTAGTCTGCAATATGACTGCGCCATCGTTCCGCAAAACCCAATGCAACGCGCCGTTGGCGTCCGTATCCCAGCCAATAGCGTTTGCCGCTGCTCCACGGCTGTATTCTTTGGCGCGACAGGTATCGAGTAGGCGAGCAACAATCCCCGCGTGGCTCAGGCCAAGCCCGTCATGATACGAACACGCGCCAAGAAGCAGCTCTGGGTTCCCAGAGGAGTCCATCTGCACCCGGCAAAACGGCTCAGGTGGGCAGACATCAGGGTTCCAAGTTACAGCCATAATTACCCTCAGGTTCGGTTTACTTTTAGAGATAGCGTAACGCGCTGAATTGTTGTTGCACTGTCTACGTTAAAACGAATTGTGTCCCCAGCGGCGATGGAAGTGGTCCAGCCTGTCAATGTGCTGTCCTGAGCTTTCGTTGCGCTAGATATTGTCGGCGTAGCAGACGCCGTAATGCTATCCGCATCCGTTGGTGGAAAGTTGGCATAGGTGTCTTTCCAAATATCGACAACGATAGACCCACTTTGATCTGCGAGCAGCGTTGATTGCGTGATCGTGCAGGCAAACGGCACTTCGAGGTCACCCTTAATGCCCGTAGTAATGGTCGCGCCGCCGCCATCAATAATAAACTCAAGGGCCGCAGTTGCGGGGCCGGTTGGGCCCGTCGCCCCTGTTGTGCCAGTTGGGCCGGTAGGCCCCGGGGGCCCTCCTGACGGGCCTGTCGGGCCATTAGAGCCGGTAGAGCCGGTGGGCCCAGTAGGCCCAGCAACCGTTGACGCATCTCCCGTCGGCCCGGTAGCGCCGGTAGGGCCCGTAGGCCCAGTAGGCCCAACAGGAGGCCCCCACGCGGGCGGCGCGAAGCCGCCAGCCGAAACAAGCACCTCGCCAATGTTGCCAACACTCGTCAGGTACAGCCTATCAGACCCCGAGTAGACGACGGCCCCAAGAACGGGGGACAGTCCGTTCCCAGAGCCGCCGCTACCCAAGGGGAGCACGCCTTGGGTCTCGTTAGGATCCGACAGATCAACCGCCGGATGAACGTGATCATCTCGCGCGGCCTGCGTCCCGGTGCCAGCCGTCGCCGTGCCGAGCGGCAGAGGCGTCAGGCTGGTGAAGTCGATTGCGAAGGTGCGATCCGCCGAAAGATTGCCGCCGCCCGTAAGCCCCGAGCCTGCGGTCAGGTTGCGCGAGGTCGGAACGTAGTTCACGAGAACAATCGGGACGTTCGCCGCGTAGGTTAGGCGCCCAGTGTCGTCGACCGTAAACGTCGCAACGCTGTCCGCCGCGCCGTAGGTTCCCGCCGCAACGCCGGTCAGGTCGAGCTGGTTATAGCCGACGCCGCCGTTCTCGATGTAGATCGTGCGGTCCTGCGAGAGATCACCGCCGCCGCCAAGGCCCGTGCCTGAATAGATTGCGCGTGAAGACGGGACGGCGCCGACCGCCGCAATGTTACTGAACTGGACCTTATAGGTGACACCGCTGACGACGTAGGGCAGATAGCCCAGCGTGCTCGACCCGACATATTCCGGGAGCTGCGTAATGCGCGATGGGATAAGATTGCTAGGTACGTCGGTCATGGCAGCAGGTAATCCTCGCCGTCTTCCGTGATAACGAAATAGTCGCCGTTCTCAGCAATCACGCCCGTCGGATTGGTCGGGATGGGCGTATCTGGGCGCGTAAACGGCAAAACGATATTGTCGGGCTGCCGCGCCGGCAGACGGTACGGATCAAGCTGATCGCGGTCCTTGTCGCAGACCAAAAGGCCCGGATAGTTATTATCCGGATGCAACGCATCAAGCGGCATCTTTATGCTGCAACGCCCGCAAATGCCGATTGCCAGCGTCGTTCGGCCTCGAGTGTTTATCCAGCGCGGCATCAGCTCAAAACCTCGTCAGGGCGTGGGTAACGCAAAGCAATCTGTTCAGGTGTACGCGGAGGCTCTCGCCAAGGATCAAGCTGATCAAGATCCTCGCGACAAACGCGAAGGCCGGGAGAGTTAGGATCCTTGTAGAGTTCCTCAAGCGGAAACTTACGGCTGCGCCTGTTGCAGATGCCAATCGCCAGATATTGCTTGCCGCGGGTGTCGAGATAGCCTTCGGTCGGCATGAGCTACCTCGTATACATTGAGATGTTGGGGGCAATCATCATGGGCGAGTTATCGCGTTCTTCCATCTGCGCGATAGCCAGAGCCTGCGCAGCTTTGGTGTCGAGAACCGGAATAAGCCCCGCATCAACCTCGACCAGCTCAAGCGCCATCTTTGCAGCAAGCCCAGCGACGAGCGCTTCGTACCAGCGCTGCGGAACCTCTATCTCCTGCGTCATGGTGCCGACGTCCATGATATAGCGCTGGCGCCACAGCACAATCTGATAGACCGTCGCGGCGTCATTAGGCACGGGCCACAGACGCATGACCGGGTTATTCACCTGACGGTCAAACCAGTATTGGAGGGGGCGTGTTGACTGAAAGCTCTTGTTCGGAAGGTTCGTGTAGTCGTCGCGGTTCATGCGCGCGAGCGGGATCTCGGTCGGAGTATTTCCAAGGTAGACCTGATCAAACGAAAGCGTGCCGCTAGTAGCCCGAACACGGAAATACTGCGTCGCGACGCTGCTGCTAAGGTCGTACCACGTCCACTCGCCGGCGGATGCGCTCGGCGTCTCAGTCTGAATCGTTGTCCAGACAGTACCGTCGTCCGACCGCTCAAGGGCGATTGGCACCGACGCCGCCGTCCAAAGAACGCCTACCGTAGTGACGAAGGTGGCCGAGGCCCAATACACCGTGCGCGTCGTTGACGTGTCGGTGTTCGTGCCCGTCGCCTCCTGCAACCAGCGCAGGTTTGAGTTCAGGATGTCGACCGTGCCGTCTGTCGTGGTGATGTAGCCGACACCCGAATAGAGCGGATATATCTGCTTCTCGATGCACCAGAGCGGGGCGCCTTGGTTCGCCAGATCTGAAAGAAACAGGTAAAGCTGGTCATTCGCGATATCTATGTGCTCAGCCGTGATCGACTGCGCCGGTATCTTGCACCGGCGGATCGCATTATCAATCACCCTTCGGGTGTTGAAAACAGTTTGAGACACGGTGTTAGAAAACGCCATCAGAACCCGCCCGCTGATTTACGCAGCAGCCCGCTACATCGAGCAGGCATTTCTGACGCGTGGATGATAACGGAAAGGGCGCTTGGCAACAAGCCAAGCGCCCAAACCCTATTACTTCTTCTTAACGCCACCGCCGCGTTTCATGGCAGGCGCGGCCATTGCCGCGGCGGGCGCCGAAACTCTAGGCACGGAAGAGTAAGCGGGAACGCCTCGCGGCAACGCCGGTTGCATCCGTTGCTGCATCCGCTGCTGCATCTGAGGGGGTAGCCCTTGCGGCAACGCTGACGCAATACGCGATTGCAAACGCTGCTGCATTTCGGGGGTGAGCCTCTGCAAGGCCTGAGGCGGAAGCCTCTGCATGAGATTGCTCAGAAGGCTTCTTGCCTGCTCACTGCTTTCCGGGCGCGCAGGCGGCTGAACCGCCATCCGCTGCATCTGCTGCATCGGCATCGGCCGCGAAACCGCCATCTGCTGCGGAATAGGATCGACATGCGTCATCGGCACAGGCAAGGGGCGCGGCAGGGGGGATGGCGCCGAGGTGACGCCGACCATGCCCGGCGCGGGCGCGGGGGCGCCAACCATCATCGGGTTAACGGCGCCGCCATCGGCTTTCTTCACCACGCCGCCACGAGCTTTCTTCATAACGCCGCCGTGAGCCTTCTTGCCAGCCTTGCGCGCTTCGCTGAGAGCGATTGCGACAGCCTGCCTACGGTTAGTAACCTCTGGGCCTTTCTTAGAGCCGCTGTGGAGCGTACCTTCTTTGTATTCCTTCATCACTTTGCCGATTTTGGCCGCTCCGACTTCGCCGCCTTTTGCGCGATTAACCGGCTTCGGGCGCGGAACGATGACCTCCTTCTCCTCGCGGACAAGGGTCATGCCTTCCTTCTCCATAGCCTTACGCTGGCGATCCGTAAGACGACGGCCACCGGGCGTGACGCTTTCGAGGCGCCGGATCATGTCCGCGCCAGAGCGCGGAGCGGATCCGCCCTCGGCGTAGCACGCACCGCCGCGAGCGTAGCCTTTCACCATCTGCTTACCCGCCGAAGCCGTGAAGCCTTCTGACGCGGGGAACTCAAAGTCTTTCACATATTTGCAACCGGCCATAACACTATCCTTTTTTCCGCGCCGCGAAGGCGTTGTCTATGAGATTGGGGTAAGGGCGCCCCGCCGCCTTGGCCCGTCTTTTCGCCGCCGCCTTACGCTTGGGCGCGAGCTTCTTGCTCTTCCCTTCAGGCGCTTCAGTTTCCCAGAACGGTTTCTTCTCTACCTGCCCACCCTCGGCGCGACAGTCCCACTTGCGAAGAGACAGCGCCTTGCGTGTCGGGCGTCCCTTCTCATCTTCCATAGGACCGGGCATGCCGCTCATGCGGGCACAAAAGCTCTTACGCCGGGCAGCCGCCTTCGGGCTCTTCGCTGCCTGTTCTGCACTGACCGGAGGCTTGATATCGTGGCCCTGCGCCCGGAGCGACGCGCGCCCCTTAGCGTTTAGCCCGCCTTCCGGGTTCTTTCCTTCTTTCCTAGTCCAAGCGCCGCCGCCGGAGGCAAACGCCTGCAAGCCGCCCTGCGTAGGGGCCGGCGGCTGCGGCATCTGGGGCTGCGGTGCAGTCGGAGCGCCTTGCATCGGCATAGCCGGCTGGGCGCCCAGTTGTAGCTGCGGCGCCGCTAGAGGGGATTGCGGCGCCGCGCTCAGAGGCAACCCAGCCGCGGGGCGCGGGGAAATCCGCTGCGGGGGCTCGCCTCGACCCATAGATCCGCGAGGAACGCGGAGGGCGGACTCAATGTCCGCCTTCGCGCGCTGCACCCTGAGATCAAACGGGCTCATCTTAGGCCGTGGACTGCTGGACGACAGTGACACGCAAATCGCCAACACCGCTGGCTACGTTTACGCGCACGGCGCGCATCAGCGTTGTCGTAAAATGCGTCTGGTCGGTAGTCGCGGAAGTAAACGCGCCGCCCGCTGCCGGGTGCGCCACCGCGAGCTGCGTAATGCTCGTGTCAAACGGATCCTCGTTAGTATACTGGACCGAGTAGGTTGCCGTGCCCGAGATAATGTTTGCAGAAATGGTCGTGACTTGATTGGGCGTGTAGATATCCAGCGGCCACCAAGCGGTATCGCCAAGATCTCCGGCTTCAGTAGCACCAATCTCAATTTCTTCGGTGGTGTAAGTGATTAAGGTCGCAACCTCGATAGACGTTACTGTCGCAAACTCAAGCGTGGTCGTAACCGTCGCGTTGTTCGGCCCCACAATTTCTTCAGAAATTACATTGCCGTTGGCGTCCGTACCGATGACTGTGAACGTAACGTCCGACAGATCATCCGCGCTTGTAAGAGTAACGGTGGTCGGTATCGGAAGCGTAGCAATGCCACCGTCGACGTAGACGCCGTCAAGAGTAAGATCGACTGCATCCACCGGCACTTGCCCTGCAGCAATACCGTTTGGGTCCGCCGACGCGAAGGACAGAACCTTTTGAATAGGGCGCATCAGTCTATTCCTTCAAAGTTACCAGTGACCGCCGGGCTATGCGCCCAGCGATCACCAGTTAGGTTTTACCGTTCCTTCGCCGCGAAGACATAGTCGATGGTCATGGTTTTGGCGGCAGCCGCACCATTTCCAAGCGCCAGCGTCACCGTGGTGTCCGCGTCCGGCAGATAAGACGACGACGCGTCAAGGGATCCGATCACGGAGCCATTGACCTCGTAGTAGACCCTATCGACGCCGTTGTAAGACCAGCCCAGCTCAATGTAGGTATCATCCGCAAGCGTAGCGACAGCAGCCACGGTATTAGAGCCCGTGGTCGCGTTCTTACGCACGAAGATGTCCGCCGTGGCGGCGCCGTCTGCTTTATAGAAGTAGACGCCGTCAACCCAAGCGTTAGTCAGGAGGCCGGAAGCATTTGCGTTCGCGAGGCCGACCATGACATCCGACTGCGTAGCGTCGGACAACTTGAAGCGGCAACGAAAGAACGCTTTCTGCCCTGCGGTAAAAGAAAAGGCCGCCGGGAGCTTCTGGAGCTGGTTAACGTCGTTATCTGCTGTGGTGTTCGTCAGCAGGATGAGGCCGCCGTCGCCCGCAGTAAGCGCCTGCGTGGCGCCAGCCTGCGTTTCGGTGACAGTCCAGTCGCCGGCAGCGTAAGTATCAAAGTCGTTCCAGTATTCGTGGTAGAGCGTCGGATCAGTCTGCTTGAGATCCCCAAACAGATCGTCCTGACCGACGTTCGTGACACCATACGGGAACCGGGTGACGATATTGTTACCCATGTTCTACTCTCCTTTCAGAGAGATTTGGGCAGGGGTTTCAGCCCCTGCCCTCATCCCGTTAGATGCCCGGCGTACCATAAACGCCACGCGGATCGGTCCAACCGAAGACATAACGCTCGGTGGCCTTGTACCGCATGGAGTCGGTTTCGAAGTCGCCTTCCATGCTCTTCTCAAGACCACGACGCATCGCGAGCTTCAGGCCTTCCGGCGCGTCCGTCTGCACCCACCAAGCGGTGGTTGACGTGATACGCGACAGGTTGCCCTGACCATCGGCCAGCAGCCCCATCGACTTGACGGGGTTGATGTCGTTGTTCGCGGTGCCGGCGCGGAGAACAGACTTGAGCAGAACTTCCGCCTGAAACACGTTGGACGGGCCAGTGACAATTTTCTTCGGGGTGAGCCGAATACGCTTGCCATTGTTGTCCACCGCGTTGCGGATCTGGATCAAGAGCTGTTCCAGCGACGTCTGCGACAGGTTCGCCGCAGTCGTTAGCTCGTTCGAGAACGTGCCCGCAGCAATCGGATGGTCGGTCGCCACCAGTTCCTTGCCGTCGCCGCCCGTGTACGAGGCGTTGAAGGCGCGGTTCAGGATGTTGGCGCCGAGCGTCTCCTTCGTTTCGATCAGGGACTGCGCGAGGTGACGCGCGTAGGTCTGACCGATACGAATGTGATCGCCGTCTTCCACCAGCACTTTGGTCAGGGCGAAAGCAAGCCCGTAGACCCTATAGACGTAGCGCTGGATGAAGAGCACGCCGCCCGACTGATACGTCACCGGCATGCCGTCAGGCAGTTCCGGGGCCGCACCAAAGCCGAAAAGCACAGGTTCTTCGTGGTAGTTGCGGGGGATACCCTTGAACTCCTTGAAGACCTGAGACCATTCGTCAGCGCGCTGGTCGTAGATGCCATTAAACTCTTCGTTCAGGATCGGTTCAACGATTGAACGAAAGTCAGTACTTCTCATCGGCGTAGCCATTGTTCACGCCCTCCTTAATAAGCAGCCACAGTAGCGACATTCTGATGTTCGCTAATCTGGACCTGAACGATGGTGTAAGCGTCGGCCCATGCGTTGTCCGGCCCCGGCGCAAGGCCGATGACACGGAAGGACGCGTTGGACGCCGCGCTGCCGGTGTCGAGCATCATGGCCGAAAGGCCCGTAGTAACCGAACCCGCAGTGATCGTGGTGAAGTCGTACTGCTTGCCGATGCTGTCGACATCAAGCGAACCGTTCGCCTGAATTTCGTAAACAATCGTCGGGTCAAGAGTGACATACGCCACGATGTCAGTCGCCGTGGTAGACGCGGTCCACTTATTGGAAACGCGGCGGCGACCGTCGGTGTCGGTAAACTCAACACCTTGGAAAGTGCCGATGAAAGTATCTCCAATGGCGGCGGTAGAAATCGTGCCTTCGCCCGTCGAAGATGGAATAATTCTCACCGGCTGGTTCTGCAAAATGTTCGAGCCATAGGTCGAGCGGATCGTATACGCGGTGGGGCGAACCACACCGCTCGGCGAATACGCAGGACGGAGGCCGAACGGCTGGGACGTAGTAGACATAGCCTGTTCCTCGTCAAAGGTTAAACAAGCCTGTTAGCGGAAAATCCCACTAGCAGGCGCCTGTTGGCGCAGTTCAGACAAGCCATCCCCTTCGTAAATCGTGCTACCTGACCGAGCCGCCTGTTCCCGCACTAGATCAGCGGTCTCAGCGAGTTTCTCTTCCTCACGGAGCGGTGCATCGTGGTGAGCTTCCTGCATGAACCTCTGATACAGAGGCATGGGCAGCTTAAACGCGAGCATCTCGTTCACGCCAATGAAACCAGCCCATTCGCCGGTTTTCACAGAGGCGTATTCCATACCCGGCACCTCGTCGGGCCGCACAGGCTCGTAACCGAGCTGCATGCGGCGATGGATCGAGTCGCGCGGGTTGGTGGTCGTGAGCCAGCACAGATGATATCCGGGGATTTCCGGCAAGTCTGGCAAAGCGTCGTTAAATAGTTGCTGGCGGAACATCTCAAGTCTATCGTCATCGCTCACGTCGCGGCGCTGCGTGACCGGACGGTCACCCATCTCGCGAGAGCGTCGATTGACACCAAGTTCCTTCTTAAGGCGATCATCGCCGTCTACGCTCATGTTGTCTCACTCCTGTGTGTGTTTAGCGAGCCGAACTCTTGTCGTAGGCCTGATACGCCTTAACGTAGCGCTGTCGGAGCACGGGATCATCCCACACTCCGGCATCTATCATAGCCTGTTTTCTTTCCTGTGTCACGAAGGCTTCCCTCTTGGTCGAGGGCGGAACGTGTTCGCGGGTGTTGCCTGTCGGCGGAGCTTTCCGCCTCGGTGTCTCTGCAACCTCCTCGGTGTCATCGCCCCGCTGTTTCGAGGTGGTGTTCAGCCGCGTTGACACGCGCCGCGTGAGCTCGTGCCAGTAGTCGACGTTCTTCGGGTCGTAGCCTTCCCGCACCAGCCCATCGTCGATAGCGCGGGTGATCCGGCTGTCCTCGTCGCCGCCCTTCGGGTCGTACCACGGGTTCGCCGAGACCCATTCCTGCGCCAGAGACGACACGCGGGTGTCCACCTTCGGAGCCGCCGCTTGCGCCTTGGCCTGCGCTACATAGTTCCGCGCCTGATCAAGCTGCTGGATCCGCAGCTTGGCCTCGTCCCGGATACGCAGCGCCGCTGCGGCGTCGTCGCCGTTCCCGGCCTTGATCGCCTTGGCGAGGATCATCTCGGCCTGCTGCGCCTCGCGCGCCGCGTCGGCCAGACGCTGATCAATCGTCGCGCTGTTCTGCGTCAGGACGTTGCCCTCGAGGGCCGCCAGACGCCGGGCCATAAGATCGTTCTGATCCCGCAGCAGCCGCAGCTCGCGCTCGGCGTTCTCTCTCGCCCGCTTGCGTACCTCGCGGCGCTTGAGGCGCCGCTTGCGGTTCGCCGACACGACCTCGTCGTCCGTGTCGTCCTGACTGGCCGCTAGGCGCTCGTCGCCCTCGTCCTCGTCGTCGTCCGCGTCGTCCGCCTCGGGTTCAGACGCCGCAGCTTCCGCCTTGAGTGCCTCTTCGGTCTGCCCTACGGGCTTGCCATTGGCGTCGACCTCTACGATTTCGAGGTCTTCGTCCTTCTCTTCCAATACTTTATCTGCCATGACCGGCTCTCCTTTGCAGCCTTATAGAAAGGCCTTGATCGCGAGCGGATCGCCCGTGACCTTGCCCACTAGGTCGAGATCGTTGAAAATAACCACGAGGGCCTCGTCGCCATCCGTGGTCTTTACCGTCCACCTGTCACCGCCGTAACGGGGCACGCGCACAAACTCGCCGACCCGGCACCACGAGCCTTCCGGCCACGGTTCCATAGTGTTGCGGTTCTTGAACGCGAGGCTGCCGACCGAAAGCACTTTGGCGACCTGCGTGTTGTAAATCTCGGTCTCCCGAGTATCGCCGACGAGGATCACACCCCCCGCCGTTTTCCGTTTGGGCGTGCGGATCTGTACCAGAACCCGGCTGCCAAACGGCTCGACGCCCGGATCACACGCCGGGAACGCGTCATCAATGCTGTCGTAAGCAAAGCTAATCTTATTCGATAATTCCTGCATGGGTGCTCCTCCTTGCAGCTAAAGGTCAAAGTCTTTGCGGTCTTTCTCGGCTACGAAATCAATCAGCACGTCTTTGGCGCGCTGCAGACCGCCGTACAAACCGACCACACGCCCATATTCATAGGCGTCGCGGCCCTGCGGCTGGCGGAGGCTCTCATGCGCTAACCGCGCCTGCTCCTCGTCCAGCCGCCTCAACAACATCTCGATGGTCACGCAGGCGTCTTCTTGCTGCCGCTCTTGCCGCCCATCGCGCCCTTGCCTGCGCCGGTCTCGGCCATCTCGCCCATCGCAAGGCGCTTGTGCAGACGCACGCCTTCTTCGCCGACGGACTTACCTTTCGTGTCTTTCTGCTGCGCCATACTTCGTCTCCTACGTTCCGGGGTTGATGCCTGTTCCGGTCGAAACCGTGAACTTCTGGTCCGACGCCACCTCGAGCTGGGCGAGGTTCAGCGCCGTCATGTTGTCCTGCGTATTCATCTGGCTGCGGGCCAGCACCGCCGCAGCGTTGCGCCTGTTCTCGGCGTCCTGCCGCTCGCGCTCCATGATCATCCGCAGTTCCGACTCGCGGGCCCGGAGCTGAAGCTCGGCCTGCCGTACCGCCTGCTCGATCTGCACCTTCTGCGCCTCGAGCTGCGCGTCGCGCGCCTCGCCCGCCGCGTCGAGCTGCAAGCGCATGGCGTCGACCTGAGCGCGCTGCGCCTCGATCTGCGCCTTCTGCTGCTGGATCTGCTGCTGAAGCTGGAGCTTCTGCGCCTCGGTCTGGGCGCTGATCTGCATCTTCTGCGCGTCGAGCTGCATGCGCTGCTGGTCGGCCTGCGTCCTGCGCTGCGTCTCCGCCATCGCCGCCTGCGCCGGATCCATCGGCTGCGGGGGCGCGAGCTGCTGCATCATCTGGACAGCCTGCTCGATGATCGGTGGCAGAGAGCCAAAGACCTGCGCCGCCTGCTGCGACACGATCTGCGACGCCTCGGCCAGCATGCGGTCGAACGCCTGCTTGTCCTCGGCGGTCTTGTTCTCTTTCATCGCCTCGCCGATATCGGTGCCCGCCGTCTCATTGCCAAGCTCGAACACCGTCGCCGCGTACCACAACGCGACGTGCTCCTTGATGTGGTTGAGTATCACCGGGATATAGGTCGGCGCGATAAGCCTGCTCATACCGAGCGCCGGGTTCATCATGTAGGACAGGTGCGCCTTGAGGTGCGCGATGTGGTCCTGCTCCGGGAACGCCAAAATCGGGCGGCCCATAGTCGCCGCGACGTTCTCGTTCACCGCGTTCTGTTCTTTCGGCTCAACCGCCGGCGCCAGCAGATCCTTCGCGTTCGGGATCTTCAGCGTCTCGAGAAGACGCTCCTCGACCTTGCGCGCGTTGTAGAGCTGCGGCAACGCCGCCGCGCGCTGCGTCAGCGCCTGCACCTGCGCGAAGCGCTGCGCCTCGGAGAATATGTTCGGGTCGCTGACAGGCACGACGTCCATCGGGCCGTCGAAGTCGGCGCGCGTCGCCAGCTCCTCGCCGACCTCGTCCTCAACGTCCTCGTCGTCAAGATACATGCCGTTCAGGCGATGCAGGATGCGCAGCATCCGCGCCATCGCGTCGTGCAGGCGCGAATGAATTGCGCTGAATACCACCATGCCCTGTTCGAGCTTCGCCAACGTCGTGCCGACCGGCGCATTTGGGTTGCCGTCCGCAACGTCGTCCAGCGTCGTCCGCACCACGCCACGGCTCGCGTCGACTAAGAAGCCGAGCAGTTGATACAGCACCGAGCTCGGCGGGTTGAACGGCAGCGGCATTGCGATCTTGCGCACGTCGTCGACGTTCAGGCCGCCTTCAATCTCCTCGACCTGCGTCGGCTGGATGTTCAGCGTCTGGCCGCCACGCGTGCCGCCCTTCAGCTTCAGCATCGTCTGGCTATTGCTGATGTGCGCGCTGTCGAGCAGCGCGCGCAGGGCGCCGGTCGCCGCAGCCGCAAGGCCGCCGATCATATGCGGCAGGCCAATCGGATAGGCGCCGCGCCACGGCACGAACGGGAACTCGACGAACCACTGCAACTCTTCGCGGCTCTCGTCGTGCTCGTCCCAGTTCCGATAGATCGACAGCACCTTGCCCGAGATCTTGTCGACCGAGATGATGTAAGGCGCGGGCTCCTCGTCCTCCTCGATAGACGCCATAGCGTAGATCTCGTAGACCGTCCGCAGGCCGTCTTCGTTGTATGACGTGTCGCTGCGGCCCTCGATCTTGTCGTTCGCGATGTCGGCGACCGACCGCTCAGGCTCCATGCTCGACGGGATCAGGTCGCTGTCGCGGTACATGCCGCTCTTCACGCGCTGTTGGTAGTCAAGCGCCGTCAGATACTGGACGTGCGTCTTGCGCTGCGCGCTGTAGAAATTTGTGGCCGCAAACGGCAGGTACATGTCGTCGATTGCGACGAACAGGAACTCGGGGCGATTGCGCGCCTCGCTCCACGTCACCTTCATGTACTGCGCGCCGCCCAGCGGCACTTGCGTCAGTAGCTGCTCGAGCTCGGCGCGGAACTCCGGTGACTGCACCGTGAGCTGCCAGTTCATGAACCGTGTCTTGCGCTGCGCCTTCTTCGCCTTGTCGCGCGTCACGTCGCCGGGAATGAAGTCCTTGACCGGGCCGCTCGGCGGAAAGAGTTCTTTCATCGCGCGGCTCGAGAAGTCTATGCACGCTTCCGTCAGCATCGGATGCACGACGCGCGACGCGCCTTGGAACTGCGCGCCACCCGGCGCGTCGTCGCCAAGGCCCGTGCGCCGGATGCCATCTTCGTACTGCTCGTCGCGCTTCTTGCGCGCCTCGCGGTCGCGGCTGATCAGCTCAATGAAGCGGCTGCTGATGCGCTCGAGCTCATCAGTCGGGAGCTCCTCGGCGAGGTTCTTGTAGAAGTCGGGCGAGCGCGGCTCGACCTCGTCTTCGTCGGTCAGCGTAACAATCGCCCCGCCGTCTTCCGTGTCGACTACGTCCGACTTGTCGTCTTCGATCTCGACAGTTTCGCCCTCGGGAAGATCGTCTTCGTCTGCCATCACTGCCTCACGCGCTGTACGGGTTCACGACCACGCGCGGAGGCGCCGGCTCGTGCAAGGGCTTCTGCTGCGATTTTACAGCGGAAAGCAGTCCTTTGTCCATGAGCAGGCGGATTGCCTGCGTCGTGCTGTCGACGAAGTCGTCGTGCTTGATGCTGCCGCCGCCCGTGAATGAGCACAATTGCGCTACGAGCGGATCAGCCCATGTGCGCGGTCGCTTCGGATACTTGTCGCTCTCCGGCAACCAGATCTGACGCCGCGCGAAGATCGGCGACACGATATGCAAGCGCGAGAGCTTGTCGGCACGGCCCGGATTGTAGGCGTATGCCGTGATGCCTTCTCGGTCGAGCATCTGGCGCAGGCTGATGCCGCTGCCTTTATCTTCGATGATCACCATGTCGACCTTGCGCCCGGATGTTATCGGCTTCGCGGCGCCGAACATCGGCTTGATCAGCGCAGTGTCCTGATCGTCGCCATACGCGACGTTCAGCTCCTTCTTCACGCGGGCTATCAGCTCCGGCATGCCGAGCCTGTCCTGCCAGCAGTCGAGCAGCAGGACGTGGCTCGAGCCCTCGACGCTACAGCCGCCCCACACCGTGCAAGCGCTGTAGTCCGGGTCGCCGGTGCGCCTGTCGATTGTCGCTTCCGTGAATGCCGTGTCGAGCGACATCACGATCCAGTCGAACGCCGGCAACGGCTTCTGGGCGGGCCACAGCCTGAACCAGCTCCGCTTGATGATGCCGCTCTCTTCGGGGTCGATCAGCTCGCCCTCGAGCTCCTGACGCCCAATGACGGTGCCCTCGTACTGCGCGAGCTGGTCGAAGAATGTCTGTGGCAGGTTGTCCTTGTTCTCGTATGTGCTGCCCCGCACGATCAGGCGCCCGGCCTTCGGCTCGGTCAGCCGGCGCACAAGATCGATGGGCTTCGGCGTCGTGGTCCACAGCACGCGAGGCGCGGGCCCGAGGCGCAGGCCCATCATCGCCATGTCCCACGTCTCATCGGGCCGGAGCCACGCCGCCAGCTCGTCGCACCAGATGTCCGCGTGCTGTGGGCCACGAAGTCGTTCCGGCTTCTCTGCCGTGAAACCCCGGATCGTGACCGGCTTGCCGGTCACGCCGCGCACCCGGATGATTAGATCCGTTGAGTTGTAATCCTCGACCAGCTCCGGCGGGATCACCTTGAGCAGGCCCGCCGGGCCTTGGAAGCATGTGAATTTAACGTCGGCGTATGTCGGGGCGATGACCGCCCGGTCGAGCGCCAGCGGATCCTCATACGCCGCTGCGGCGAGCCACTGGGCGCCAGTAAGGGTTTTCCCAAATCCGCGGCCAGCCATGACGCCCGCCTCGGCCCAGCCCTCCGGGGGCAGGATCTGCTTCGGCCTCGCGGTCGCTGTCCATCTCGTCTGCCACAGCAGATAGTGCAGGGCGTCGGATGGCAGCTTCGCGAGGTCCGCCACCTCGAGCCCGTCAATGTCGTCCAGAGCCTCGAGCTTCACGGCTTCGCCTTCACGTCGATGATCTGCGGCTGGCGCTTGCGCTCGCGCAGCAGCTTAAGCAGCTCGGTCGCAAGCTCGGCGTTTTTGTCCTCGACGACTACCGGGGCGTCGGGGTCGCCGGCCATTACGATCTTGTCGCCGTACCTTTTCGGATCCCACTTCGCCAATAACTTGAGGTCCGTCTCGATGATCAGCTTGTCGCGCGTCACGTCGCCGGTCGAGTCGCCCCGACCGCGCGCCGTCTCGCGTGCGACCACGGCGATGCGGTCGAAGCCCGTGGCGCGGGCTCGCGCGTATGCGATGCTTAGATCGGCGTCTTGCGCGCACCAGTCGTACCACGCCGTGTAATGCGGCATGCCCGGTTCGCGCAGGATCACGGCGAGGGGCTCGCCGGTCGACACACGCTCCAAGATATCGTCTATTCGCGCCTCGTCACGGGTGACGGGCGGCTTTCGCGGCACGAGGCTCGGCACTGGCTATACCAGCGCGGCGCCAGCCACGAACCCGATGACAAGCGCGCCGAGGACGAACATCCACGCGCGCTTCACGTCAGACGCCCAAGCGAAGCCCGCGTCGACTTCTGACGCGACCTCGACGACCTTAGCCGACGCCTTCTGGGCGACCTTCTTTGCAGCAGCCATTCTGTCCTCCGATGGGGTTGTGCTCCGAGTGCAAATATAAACCCGATCAGCGCCGTTGTCACCCCGCCCGGACTGGCAGACCCCTGCAAGCAAATCTGCAACCGGTTGCAGATTTATGCGCGCAGCAGCGCAGCAGCACGAGGTCGTGCAGCATGCAGCACGAGCAAATGCTGCAGCGTGATGCTGCAGTGAAGTCTCGTATCGATCAGCGCAGCGTGCAGCAGCGCAGCGGTCAGTCCCGGTGCAGCATGCAGCAAACAGGGGGCACCCCTAAAGGGGTGTCCCCCCAAATGCTGCTGCAATGCTGCAGCAACGGTGGCTTCTGCAGCATTGCAGCATTTGCAGCATGCTGCATTTTGCTACATGCTGCACTTTGCTGCAGCGCTTGCAGAACTGCTTGCAGAACTGCTTGCAGAACCGCTTGCAGATGTCCTCGCTGGCCGATCTTTTCGAACCTCCAAAACGGGGGTATGATTTACGCCATGATGCTGAACCCGGCGACGCACCCGACTGACACCTCCGACTTCGTCGTCTCATGCGACGGCGAGGCCCAGCTCATCGACACGAAGGAAGGCCGCCGGTGGAAGCGAAGGGGCCGCTTCGTCATCGAGCTGGACGATCCGAACATCTATTCCGTTCGGGCTATGACGCCCGCCGCGCGGCGCTGGCTACGCAAGCACGGGATCCGGGCGGTGCAGCCAAGGGGCGACACCGCCGAGCGCAAGCCGGACCACGGCGCCCTCGCGATCATCACGCCGCTCGACACTGACACAGTGCAGACGCTCGCTATGCGCCTCCTGCAGTGCGGATTTGTGGTCAATGGGTTCAATAAATCGAGCGACGACGTCCGCGTCACGCTGAATTAATCGGCCAATTTAATCCGCCAATTTAATCGGCCAATTTAATCCGCCGCCGATTTATTCTGCCGATTTCCGGGCCAACGGGCTAAACCCTTGATATTGCTATTAAACAAAACGCTTGCATGGGGTAAGCGTTTGGCCGTATTGTTCTTGTGTTGAAACGAATAAGGGACACCGCAATGGAATTGGAACGCAAAGAGTTTTGGCAAACCCGCTACCGGGGCACCAATGAGCAAGAATATCAAACATATCTGGCCTTAGCCAATGACGGCAAAGGCGGCGACATAACCCGTCCGGGCCAGCCCCTGAAAACATACGAGGAATGGCTAAACTCTTGACACTCTTTCCTTGCCCATCTCGCGAGGGGTGGGCTTGGATAGATTGCCACAGAAGGGAAACCACCATGACTACAGACGACATCACATTCACCCCGCTTGCGGACGGCGACTACCGCCTCCGCATCGTCAGCGAAACCGCGCGCGAGCTGTTCGCGCTCGACTACCCGCGCTATCAAGACGGCGTCGACCTGACGCCCGACGAGGCCGACGACCTGATCGAGGTTTGCCGCTATGAGCACCTCACCGCCAACGGCTGGAGGTTCAGATGAGCAAAGAGGGCCCGTTCCTTTACGCGCCGAAGCTGCGCCCGCCGGGCACCGCCACGCTGCCTCGGGGTGGCTGGCGCCTCGTCGCCACGCCGGTCGACACCGCCTACCTGCGCCCGGACCTGCCGTGCCACGCGTGGCGCCGCTACGGCATCGTCGCTTACGACACGCCGCTCTGCGCCGCGGACGTCGAGGCGTTCGCGCTGGAGGTGCTGTCGTGACCCCGAAGACCGCCGAGACCGTCCTCGACCTGCTGGCGCTCGCGCTGCCTTACGTCGAAGACGCCGAAAGCGACCCGGTATACAAGCCGGGCGCCGTAAGGAAACTCACGAACCGTATCCGCGCGGCAATCGCGCAGGCAGAAGCAGAGGAACGCGCATGACCGACGATAACACAACGCCCTTCAGGCCGCCCCTGAAGCCCGTCCCGGCAGCAACCCGCTGCCGGTGCGGGGCGTGGCTGCCCCACGGCTCCACGGCCCGGAAAACGCCGCACGGCGAGTACTACGACTGCTATGCCTGTCGCCCCCGCGACGCTGAACCTGTGAGGTACTAAGACATGCCGCGACTATCTGAGGGAGAGGCCACATATTACGCCGTCCTGACGCTCCGGGGCCTTGGTTTTAAAGTCAAGCGCAACCCCGGCGCTAGGAACGCTCACGCCGTGCAAGGCGTCGCGGTGACGACAGAACAGCTACTGATCCTCGCCCGCATGGCGAAAGACGTGCAGCAGCGGGCTCACGAGCTGGTGCGACGGGATGCCGCACAAGCAAAGATGCAAGAACGCGCTTGCAAGGCAAAGCGGGCCATGGTTTAACTACGTCATCAAATCGGTCAACAGGAGGGACACCACATGACCAATGTAGCTTACATCACGAACGTATCGCCCATCGACCGCCTCGGCGCGATCCGCGCCCAGATCGCGGATCTCAAGAAAATTGAGGACGCGATCCTCGCTGAGGTGAAAGATCTCGGCGTCGGCGAGTACGACGGTGCGGATTATCGCGCCACGGTTTCTGAAGTCGCCGAGCGCAAGTCGCTCGACGTGAAAGCGGCGGAAGAGAAGCTCATCGAGCTTGGCGTCGATGGCCGCTGGTTCTCGCGCAACCAGAAGATCACCAAGGGGTACACGACGGTGCGCGTCACCGCTCGCAAGTCGTAACGCCAATTTTCAGGAGTTAGCCATGACCACCCCATTCCCCGCCGACGCCCCGCTTTGGCTAACGATCTGGCCGAACGGCGAAGCGGCTCACTACACGTCGCTGAAAGCCGTCGCGGAGGCGTTCGAACGCTGCATGGTTCCTCCCGTGCGGATGATCGTCCTGCTTGAGGATGGCCGCTGGACCGATTGCGGGGACGATGTGATCGAGGAATTGGACGGTATCAACCACCTGATCGCTTCGACCGGACAAAAGGCGACTGTTCGTCTGATCGCCGCCGCCCTCGCCCCCTTCCCGCCCGCGAAACCGGAAAGGACGGTATGCCCAACCTGCAAGAACGGCGGAAGACCGTTGCCCTGTCCTACATGCGCGAAGCCGAAGGAGACGAAGTGATGACACAGAAGCAAGACGCCGCCATCGCGTCGCTCGTAACGGCTCCCCTGCGCGATGAGGTGTACGACCCGACGGAAACCTTTTACGATTACCCCCGGCGGCCCGCTTACCTGCGCCGGTTGTTTAATCGGCTGCGCCGGAGCTTTGCGTGAGGGCTTATTACAACGAAAATGATCCATTCGCCGCAGCGGGAGGGTGACGAGCCGAGCCAAGATCACTCAGGGCTCACGCTCTCCGCAGAGAGGCGCGTCAAAGTTCGTCACCCCGCCCGAGGCGGTCAGGATTTATACCCGCTTGGTGGGATCACCGCAACGACGTTGCTTAACGGCCCCGCTCATCTTACCGAAGGAGAAACACGCCCATGAACCGCTACCTGATCGCCGCTGCATCGCTATGCGTTGCCGCCCCAGCCTACGCCGCGCCGCATTGTTCAAAGAGTTTCAGGACAGCCTGCGCGACATGCTGATCGCGCTTGAGAAAAGCGAATGCGAAGCCTCCTCTTAACGTGCGCTGTCGCGCTCGGTCTTGGGATGTCGGCGTGGGCGTTAATTCGCCCCTGCCCGCCGCTGAAGCCGCACATTGGGACGCCTCGCCTTGGCGGGACGTATGGGCGGGTAGATGACCAGATACTGTACTGCCCTAGCCCATACGGGTGCCTTGTGTGGGCGGTGGTAGGAGGGCGGATCACGGTCTGGACGACTGATCACGCAGGCGCGCAGCGGATACCGCCCGCGCTCGACAATGCCACGGATTTTGTGGTCGGACTGAAGACGTATTGAGGGGGATCATGCAGACGCGTCGAATGTCATGGGTTGAAGCGACCACGAACACGGTTGTCGGTTTTCTTGTCGCGCTCGCAACGCAGTACGCTGTCTTTCCGCTGGCAGGCATAGAGCTTGACGCCGGCGGCCACGTTCTTGTCGCGGTGCCGTTCGTGCTGACGTCGATCCTGCGCGGTTTCTTGCTGCGCCGTTTCTTTAATTGGGTGGACAGCCGATGCGGGCGCTGATCGCGAACAATTGGCCGATGATGGCGGCTATGGTCTTATACACCATCCAAAGTGTACTTTCCCTGCGTAGCGGAAACGTAGGGATCGGCATTGCTTTCATCTTCTATGCCCTCGCGAACGTGGGGCTGATGCTGGCGAACAAGCCGTGATAAACTCCGCACAAGGAATGATGGGGACTAGCAATTAACCCGCGTCAGTAGGCGCGCAGGAGGCGTGAAGTGCCAGTACCGCCGGTCTCAGACGAAATTCTAAAAGACGTGATAGAAGCCTTGCGGAAAAACGGCGGCAACAAAGCCGCTGCCGCACGAGATTTAGACATTCCGCGCGCGACGCTTCAAAGCCGCGTTGAAACGGCGAAGTCAAGGTTTAAACTAGACGACGATCTTTTGCCAGAAGGAAAAGCAACTCACACCGTTATTCACCCGCCTTCCGAAGACATGCCCGTCGAAGAATTGATCGCGTGGCGAAAGAAACAATTCGAGAAAAAGCGCGCACACAAAGAAGCCGCCAAGCTGATCGACATCCATATCAAAATGGATGGACCGATTGGCATCGTGCACATTGGCGATCCGCATGTAGACGACGATGGCACGGACATCGCGCTGATCGAAGAACACCTAAAGATTATAAAAGACACGAAGGGCATGTACGCCGGTAACCTTGGCGACCTCCAGAACAACTGGATCGGACGGCTGGCCCGTCTGTACGCGGAACAAGGCACGACACATAAGCAGGCGTGGCAACTCGTCGAGTGGATGATGACGAGTGTTGAGTGGCTCTATCTCGTCGGGGGTAATCACGACGCATGGTCAGGGCAAGGTGACCCGCTGAACTGGATCATGCGGAATAGAAACACTGCGTTCCAGTATCACGGGGCGCGGATGAACTTGATTTTCCCAAACTCTAAAAGCGTTCGCGTCAATGCCCGGCATGATTTTAACGGCCACTCGATGTGGAACCCGGCGCATGGCCCGATGAAAGCGGTGCAGGGCGGGTGGCGCGATCACATTCTGACGTGCGGTCACAAGCACACCTCGTTTATAGGTGGCCCGTTGAAAGACCCGGCATCAGGTTTGCTGTCTTGGGCAATTCGTTGCGCCGGATACAAAACATTCGACAGGTACGCGGAAGATTTAGGCTTGCCGGATCAAAACGCATTTCCAAGTGTCGTGACCATCATCAACCCTATCTACGCAGACGACGACCCCAGACTCATTCACGTCGTTCCAGACGTTGAGCAGGGCGCTGATTTCTTGAAGTTTTTGAGGAAGAAAGCGGGTGTGTGATGCTGCATTTGACGCCGGAGATGCTGGAAGCGTCTTACGAATTGTTGCGCCAGACACCGCCTTTTAGGCGCTGGAAACTGCCTGAAGTGGATGACATTATATTCCGCGTTATACGCTCAGACGAGGTGCGCGGCACGTTCGAGCTAGTCAAAGGCCGCATGGTGATTTCGATCAGTGGCAAGTGTGTGGGAAACCTGCACAGCCTCAATGCCACAATGGCGCACGAGATGGTGCATCTTTACGAAGACACAATACACAACGCGCGGAAAGACGTGATGCATTCGTCGAGGTTCAAGGCGCTTGCGAAGCAGGTCTGCAAACATCACGGGTTTGACGAGTTACTGTTTTAGAGGGGTTCTAAAGCGAAAAACAGAAGGCACGCGGTCAACTTTGAGGTTGGGCCGTTCATTTGCACAGTTAGGTTCAACCCGGAAACCGGCGCCCCGTGCGAATTGTTTCTTGTCTCTCGAGGTAAGTCTGGCACGGACTTGGACGATTGGCTGTACGAGCTGGGCGTGAAGGCATCGAAGATCATGCAGGACCGGGAAGACGAAGAATAGCCTTGCAAGGCGTTCCTTTCAGTGGTTATTGTTGCCAAGTGATTTGCCGTGGGGGCGTCAATGTGGTCGCAAGCTGATTTAGATTTATTAAAAGACATGTGGCTTCGTGGTTTCTCGAGCGGCATAATTGCTGCCGCGATTGGGAAGTCGCGTGGCGCTGTCATGGGTAAAGTCTTTCGTCTTAATCTTAAGCGCGAAAAGAAAAAACCAACACACACAACGCAGTCTAAAGACGAAAAAGATTGGTATCGCATTTGCGAAACATCGGGCGAGTTGTATTTCCCCGGTGCGTATTCGTTGCTGGGATTGAAAACGCGCCAGTGCCGTTGGCCGGTGGCGTACAGTAATCAGCATCTGTTCTGTGGCGCGGCGCGTATTGGGGCGTCTGCGTATTGCGCCGATCACACTAAGCAGGCTTGGAGGACGAACGGTGGACAGTGAACAATATGAAGCGGAGCGGCGCCGCAGGAAGTATTTGGTAGGCGCAAGACCCGAGAGCGTGGAGCTTGTGCGCTACACGTTTGGGCGCGGAATGCGGATGCAAACTATGTATCAGATCTGGGGCCGTAATTTCGTCGATGCGTGTTTAGGGGAGGACGGGGCAAATGGGCGTACACTATGACAGAGACGCTCGCGAGATACTTGCGGAGATGACGGCTGGTAAAACCGAAGCGGAATATCGCGACTTCATCTGGTCGCTTCGCGAGCCGGTGAAGCCGAAGCGGTCTAGCAGCGGCTGGCCGTATCGTGGGTTGGAGATTAACGCGCGCGTTGTCACGCCGGCGGGTTCCCGGCGGCTGCGCGCTACGTTTGAGGTGATTAAATGACGAAGGCTAAAACGACGCCCGGAGCAGACATGCTTCTGGAGGCGGTCAACACCGTCACCCAGCGCGGTCAGGTGTACGGGCCGCCCGCAGTTAATATGCAGCGGACGGCGCGGATATGGAGCGGGATACTCGGCGTCGAGGTGACGGCGGTGCAGGTCTGCTTGTGCATGATCGGCGTGAAGATGGCGCGACTGGTTGAGACGCCGGATCACGGCGACAGCGCTCTGGATATAGCCGGTTGGGCTGCGTGTTTGAGAGATTGCCAACAGGAGGAGGGTTGATATGACCGAAGAAGAAAAAGCCTTGATAGACGTTTTCGCCTGCGCCGCGCTGGCGGGGTTTCTTGCGAAGGACGGGAATTTAGCATTTACGCGAGACACGACAAATTGCGCGTATCGCATTGCGGTTTGGATGGTGAAGGCTCGCCAGCAGGCGTTTGAGGCGCTCCATGACTAAGCCGCGCCTCGAGGTAAACGACCCGTCGTTTAGGCGTGCGGTCGTCGATGATTACGCAACTAAGACAATCGGTCTAAAGAACTTAGCCGAGAAGTATTGTGTGTCTATCACGACGATACGCAACATATTGAAGATGGAAGGCGTCGTCTTTCACGCAACTGGCGTGCCACTGAGTAAAACGAAAAATCGCGTTGCACCCGAGAAAATACAGGTTAAAAGCAAAGATGCCAAAAAAACAAAAACTGAAAAGACAGACACCAAAAAAACAGACATCGGAAATTACGTTAAGGGCTCTGCGTTCCCTATCTCGCGGGCGCGTCTCATGGCGGGGAGATAAAATGGACAAGCGACCTATTTCTGACGCAGTTGAGAAAGCGGGCGGCGCGGTTGCGCTAGGCAAGAAGCTCGGCATTACGCATCAGGCGATCTATCTGTGGGTGCGGCGCGGCTACGCCCCGGTCGAGCGGGCTATTCAGCTTGAGAAGCTGTCGGGCGTCGCGCGGCATCTGCTGATTAATCCGAAGCTGGTTAGCGCGATCATTGCGACAGATAAATACGACGCAGCGGATTTGATATAGGGGGATGCGCGTGGCAACGGTGAGCGTAATCGCGCCGCATCATCGGCGCATAGAAGCGCCCGAGGATCTGCGCCGGCTTACCGGCTGGCTAATCTGGCGCTACGAGACAGTCGACGGCGAGACGAAGCCGCGAAAGGTGCCGTATTACACCGACGGCGGGCGGCGACACGGGCAGCAGGGCAGTCAAGTTGACCGGGCGAAATTGACGTCGTATGCGGCTGCGCGTGACAGCGCGGCGCGGCGGAATTTCGACGGCATCGGTTTTGCGATGCTGCCGGATTGGCAGATCACGGCGCTTGATTTCGACGGATGCGTCGACGCGAACGGCGACATCCCGAGCGAGGTTCTCGAGATCGTCGGGCGGACCTACGCTGAGTATAGCCCTAGCGGCAAGGGCGTTCGCGCATTCGTGCGCGGCAATCTTGGCAACCATAAATCGCCCGCGACGCCGGAGCGCTATGGCTTCGAGACGTTCTCGACGACAGGCTACGTCACGTTTACGGGGCATGTCCTGCCCATCGTCGAGATGCTTGGTTTCGAAGATGTCGTCACGCCGGCGGGTGACGCGGTGAAGGCGTTGTGCGCGTCCCGGTTTGAGAATAGCGCCAGCGGCGGGCAGCTCGAAGACGACCCGTGGGCGGGTTTCGAGCCGAAGCTCAATTTGACTATTGAGCAGATGGAAAACGCGGTCGCGCAGCTCGACCCGGACATTGGCCGGGATGAGTGGATCCGTGTCGGCATGGCGCTACATCACGAGACAGACGGCGACGACACGGGGTTCGAGATCTGGAACGATTGGTCTACCGGCGGCGGGAAATACCCTACGGAGGAGGCGCTCAGGGCGCAGTGGGAGAGTTTCACGCGGCGCGCAGGGCCGGGCAGGCGTCAGGTCACGATGGCGTCGGTACTCAAGATGGTGAAGGCCGCAGGAGGCGTCCTGCCGCGCCCTACGCAGGCGGCGACCGCAGATGAATTAAAGGCGGTCGTCGCTGAAGCTGCTGCGCTGGCGCAGCCGGGTGCGGGGATGTCGACCCCCGAGGGGTTCGGGGGAAAGTATAAGGTTCTTGGGATGGACGCGCTGACGCGCCTGCCGCCCGTGGACTGGCTGATCAAGGGGGTGCTGCCCCGCGCTGATCTCGTTGTGATGTTCGGCGCAAGCGGGGCCGGGAAAACATTCGTCGCGCTTGATATCGCGATGTCGATTGCGCGCGGCGCCATGTGGCGCGGCAAGCGCACGAAGGCGGGCCGGGTGGCGATCATCGCCGCCGAGGGCACGGGCGGGCTAGGCAAGCGTGTGCAGGCGTATCGGGACTATCACAATCTGTCGGGCACGCTGCCGATTGGCGCGATACTATCGGCGCCCAATTTCTTGCAGCGCGAAGAGATAAGCGAAGTCGTGGCGGCGATAGCGGCGTCTGGCGGTGCGGATCTGATCGTGGTTGATACTTTCGCGCAGGTGACGCCGGGCGCGAACGAAAATGCCGCCGAGGATATGGGCCTCGCGCTCTCGCATGCGAGGGTGCTGCGTGAGGTCACAGGCGCGACGGTGCTGCTGGTACACCACGCCGGTAAAGATGCGAGCAAGGGCGCGCGCGGCTGGTCGGGGATAAAGGCCGCCGCCGATGCCGAGATTGAGATTATCCGCCACGAGAGCGGCGAGCGCGAGATCGCGATCAGCAAGATGAAAGACGCGGAGGACGGCGCGCGGTTTGGATTTAAGCTCGAGACGCTGGTTCTCGGGCTGGATGGTGACGACGACGAGATAACGTCTTGCGTTGTCGCAGAGGCCGAGACGCCGAGTGCGGCGTCGGGCGGGGACGAGGATCGTAAGAGCGTCAAGAAGCTCGGTCGCGTGGCGCAGCACATTCTCGACTGCATCGAGTTGATAGACCCGACGCGGCAGACCATGCGGCTTGATAGCTTTATCAGCCTGTGCGCGAACGGCATGCCAGCGCCCGAGGATGGCAAGCGTGATACGCGGCGGCATTCGGTTAAGCGCACGCTGATGTCGATGTCGCGGATAAAAGACAATCCGCCGTTTACCGTGGAAAAAGACTTTATCGTTTTTGGTGTTTAATGCTTGCAAGGCGTAGCTTGCGGCATTAGGTTGTTGGCGTTAGCGCATTGTTTTATGGAGGGACAGATGGGAAGTGTACACGCTTTGCGTGATCGTAATTATTACCGAATGCTGAGTGACGGTCAGCTCATTGAGTTGACGAAAAACGCTCAGAGCGAATTGATGCTTGTTCTGGGCGAGCGGCTTGAGGAACTAGAAGCCGCAGAACAAACGGTTTCCGAATTGTCTCAAGAGGTGAACGACCTCGAGGAGCGACTCGGTTTATATCAAGACGAGGTTCTGCACATGCAGGCCCGCATTGATGATCTTGAATTGCGAATTGCTGATTTGCAAAATGAAAGGGACAAAGATGAGCGGATTTAAGTTACAGGTCACACTGACAGGCGCGACCATCGAAGAAATGGTTGCGGCGCTTGATGCAGCGCGTGAACAGCTTGTGGGCGGCAAGCCTGCAAAGGCTGAAAGCGTTGCGCCCGCGCCGAAGGTTACGGAGAAGCCGGTCCAGAAGCCGGTCGAGAAGGCTCCAGAGCCGAAAGAGCTTACCTACGACTACGAAAAAGACATCGTGCCGAAGGTGCTGAAGGCCGTCGAGGTTTGCGGCAAGACGTTCGTGGCGGAATGTCTGGCGAAGTATGGCGCGAAGCGTGCGAGCGAAATCGACGCTACTTGGATGCCGGAGTTCCTTGGTCGGCTGGAAGAAGGCATCAATGGCTCACGCTAAGTTTAGCCCGAGTGCAGCGCATCGTTGGATGCGCTGCCCCGGCAGCCTCGTGCTTGAGAGCGCGGTGCCGGATAAGCCGTCTGCCTATGCGGCGGAGGGCACGGTGGCGCATGAGATCGCGGCGCAGTGCCTTACGCTAAATGTTTCGGCGGATAAGTATATCAACCACACGATCACGCACGACGGTTTCTCGTTTGAGGTGACGAAGGACATGGCTTCGCACATCGACGACTACGTTAAACTCGTCCGGGAATACGCGGAAGGCGGAAGCCTGCTGGTCGAACAGCGAGTTGAGTTTTCAGACACAATAAACGTGCCGGATAGTTTCGGTACGGCGGACGCGCTCATAGTTCACGGCGACCGCATTACGCTGGTCGATCTGAAATATGGGATGGGCGTTAGGGTAAGCGCCGAGAACAACGAGCAGTTGAGGTTGTATGCTCTCGGCGCGTTGTCTCAGTACGAAAGCGTCGGCGACTTCAAAGAGGTGTTGGTGGTGATCCACCAGCCCCGACTGAATCACGTCTCCGAGTGCTACATAGATCTGCCTTCGCTGAATGGTTTCGGTTCTATGGCGCGGGAGATGGCGGACAGGGTCGAGGACGCGCAGCGTAACTGGAACTCGGCCCCCGACTGGAACGATACATATCTCGCCCCCGGCGAGAAGCAGTGCCGTTTCTGCCGGGCAAAGGCCACATGCCCCGCGCTGCGCGCTGAAATAACGGACGCAGTCGGAGACGTTGCTACCGTGTCCGATTTCGCTGATCTGGCGCAGGTGCCAGATGATCAGTTGTCGCGCAGCATGGCGCGCGTAGATATCGTCGAGCAGTGGTGTACCGCTGTCCGCGCTGAAGTGGAGCGACGTCTCTTCAACGGCGAAAGCGTAACAGGCTGGAAGCTCGTCGAGGGCCGCAAGGGCGCTCGTGCTTGGGGCGATGAAACAGCCGCCGAGAAGGTTATGCGTAAGGCGCTCAAGGCTGGTGATATCTGGGAAAAGAAATTGATTAGCCCCGCGAAAGCGGAGAAGCTATGCAAAGGAAGTCCGTCGTTGTGGAACGAGCTTACAAAAGTCGTGACGCAATCTGCGGGCAAACCATCAGTGGCACCCGCCATTGATAGACGGCCAGAGCTGGTCGTTTCTAACGTCGCGGACGAACTCCGCGATCTAGCTGCGAATAGCTAATTGCTATCTGCTAAAGGAGAAGTGCAATGCAAATCCGTTTGAAGAGTGTTCGTATCGCGTTCCCGGCGCTTGCTGAACCGGAAGCGTTTGGCGATGGAGAGCCTGCGTATCAGGCCAAGTTTATCATCGAGCCGAAGAGCGAACAGGCAAAGCTGCTGACAACGACCCTGAAGAAGGTCGCCGAGGAGCAGTGGAAAGAGAAGGGCAAGGACGTTTTTGCCCTGCTGACGGAACAGAAAAAGGTCTGCTATGTCGAGGGGCCGTACCGCAGCAACAAGACCGGCGAGGCTTATGCCGGTTTTGAAAACAATTACTACCTGAGCGCCAGAAACGCCAAGAACCAGCCCAAGATCGTTGATAAGCACGGCATGGAGGTGTCCTCGCCGCGCGATATCAAGAACCTGATCTACTCGGGCTGTCACGTTCATGCGATTGTCGATCTCTGGGCGCAGGATAATAAGTGGGGCCGCCGCATCAACGCCACGCTGAAAGGCGTGATGTTCGCTGCGGACGGTGAGAGCTTTGGCGGTTCTAGTGTCGCGACCGCTGACGACTTCGCCGACCTCGCTGTTAGCGCCGAGGACTTCGTTTAAGGAGCACAACGATGTCTAACATCGGACATAACAGCGTGGCGGCGGACCTAGTCCGTAGCTATGTGGAGCGGATAGAACGCCTCGAGGAAGAGAAGAAGGCTATATCTGATGACATTAGCGAAATCTGCGTTGAAGCAAAAAGCGCAGGTTTCAACGCGAAGGTCATCCGCAAGCTGGTTGCGTTGCGGCGTCAAGACGAGGGCAAGCGGAAGGAAGAACAATCCATGCTTGATCTCTACGCCGCGGCGATTGGACTAGATCTCGTTTGATCTAAGGCCGGCAGCGGGAAGCTGCTGCCGGCCATTCTTTTCTGGCGGGGCGCGCATCTGGTGGCGCGCGTTAAGGTGTCCCTCCAGCGCGGTCGCGTCGCCTCTTGCGCGCCCTCCCAGAGAAGAACGAGATCATGACGACACTTTGGTTAGACCTCGAAACGTATTGCGAACTGCCGATCACGGTGGGCACGCACGCCTACGCCGAGAAAGCGGAGGTGCTGCTGGCTGCCTATGCGGTAGACGACGCGGATCCCGTCGTGCTCGACCTGACGAACGGCGCTACGCTTAACGATATCCAGACGCTGATAGACAACGCCGACAAGGTCGTGATCCACAATAGCGCGTTTGATCGGACCATCCTAAAACACCAGAATGTTCATCTGCCCGTTCAGAAAATACACGACACAATGGTGCAGGCGCTGGCGCACAGTCTGCCGGGATCGCTTGGGGCGTTATGCCAGACCCTTGGTGTGCCGGTCGACCAGAGCAAGGACGTCGCGGGCAAGAAACTAATTCAGCTTTTTACCAAGCCGAGGCCAAAGGCGCAGAAGCTGCGCCGGGCGACACGCGAGACACACCCGGACGAGTGGCGGGCCTTCTCGGATTACGCCGCCCGCGACATTCTCGCGATGCGCGCCGTGAGCCTGAAGCTGCCGAAGTGGAACCTTGCCGCCTTCGAGCGCGCCGTCTGGGAGGCCGATCAGGCCGTAAATGATCGCGGCATCGCTGTGGATCTTGATCTGGCCCACGGGGCACTACGAGCATTCCGTAGTGAAGCCCAGCGGCTGGCGGTTCAGATGTTCGATCTGACAGGGGGCCGGGTCGTGAGTGCGACGAAGCGCGATAAGCTGTTAGAACACCTCGTCGGGGCGCACGGTCTTACGCTTGAGAGCCTCACCAAAGGCGACGTCGACGCTATTTTGAAAGACGCTGGCACCGGCACAGAGGTCCGCGCCCTTTTGAAAAACAGACAACAGGCGTCGGCAACCAGCCCCGCGAAATACAGCGCGCTGATTAAAGGAACGTCGAGCGATGGGCGCCTGCGCGGCACATTGCAGTATTGCGGGGCTGGCCGCACCGGGCGGTGGGGCGGTCGGCTTTTCCAGCCGCAGAACCTGCCGCGCCCGACGCTGTCCGTCACGCAGATTGAGAATGGTATCCGCGCGATGAAGGCGGGCTGCGAAGACCTTTTGGTCGCCAACGTGTCCCAGCTCTGTTCGAGCGCTGTGCGCGGCGCGCTGATTGCGGCGCCGGGCCGGAAGTTGGTTGTTGCGGATCTGGCGAATATCGAAGGCCGAATGCTCGCATGGCTGGCGGGCGAGGAGTGGAAGTTGCAGGCGTTTCGTGATGTCGACAGGGGCGTGGGGCATGATCTCTATGTGCTCGCGTACTCACGCTCGTTCGGCGTCACCCCCGAGGCGGTGCTCAAGAACAAGAAATCGGGCGACGGCAGGATGAGGCAGATCGGCAAGGTGCAGGAGCTGGCGCTCGGCTATCAGGGCGGCGCCGGGGCGTTTCTGTCGATGGCTGGAATTTACGGCATTGTGTTGAGCGAGACGGAAGTCGCGGAGATCGTGAAGGCGTGGCGCAAGGCGCACCCCGCGACTACCCGGTTCTGGTACGATGTGGAACACGCCGCGAGGCGCGCTGTGCGGGGCGCGGGCGATGTCTTCAGCGTCGAGGCCGTCCGTTTTGACGTCCGGGACGGGTGGCTCAGGATCCGCCTGCCTTCGGGCCGCTATCTTTGCTACCCAGAGGTCGCCGCGGGGGATGACGGGCGCCTCACCTACATGGGCACGAACCAGTATACGAGGAGGTGGGAACGTCTCGAGACTTATGGCGGAAAGCTGGTCGAGAATATCGTGCAGGCCGCCTCGCGCGATGTCCTCGCGCATGGGCTTCTGGGCGCGGAGAAGGCAGGCTATCAGGTCTGCCTGCACGTTCACGACGAGCTGATCACAGAGACGCCGGATAAACCTGATTATACGGCTGAAGGGCTTGAGCAGATCATGGCGACGAACCCCCCGTGGTCTCTAGGCCTGCCCCTCGCAGCCGCTGGCTACGAGGCCTACCGCTACAGGAAGGATTAGCTGTGACGCCGGAAGGGAAGATCGAGGCATACCTAAAGCGCCGTGTCGAACAGACCCACGGCCAGATACGCAAGCTCGCGTGGCTGGGGCGCCGTGGCGCGCCTGACCGCATGATCTGGTGGAAGGGGCCTTGGGGCCCCCTGCTGGCCTTTGTTGAGGTCAAGGCCCCCAACGGGAAGGCGACGACGCTACAGAAGCGCGAGCACGCCCGGATGCGCGCCGCTGGTTTCAACGTCTATGTCGTGGCGTCTGAGGAGGCCGTAGAGGCCTTTCTGACCGAGATGCTGGTGTCGCCCCAGTGAGCCAGCATTTCACCCCCCACGACTATCAGAAGGGCGCTATACGGCACCTGTACGAGAAGCGCCGCGCCGCGCTCTGGATGCCGATGGGCGGCGGGAAGACGGTGTCGACCCTCACGGCCCTCGTCGATCTGGACCTCGTTGAGGACGTTTTCCCGGTGCTGGTGCTGGCGCCCCTGCGCGTCGCCCAGACGACGTGGCCCCAAGAAGTCACGAAGTGGCAGCATCTGGAGCACCTGCGCGTGTCCGTCATTACAGGCAGCGCCAAGGCGCGGGAGGCGGCGCTCAAGGCGCCAGCGGACGTCTACACGATGAACTATGACAATCTCCAATGGCTGCTGGCGGAGCTGGGCGGGGCGTGGCCGTTCAAAACCGTGATCGCGGACGAGTTCACCCGGCTGAAGTCATTCCGCCTGCGGCAAGGCTCGAAGCGGGCGCGGGCGCTTGGGTCTGTGGCCCATACGAAGATCAACCGCTTCATCGGCTTGACGGGGACGCCGAGCCCAAACGGGCTGTCTGATCTCTGGGGGCAGACGTGGTTTCTGGATCAGGGCCTGCGGCTGGGCCGCACGTTCAGCGCGTTCTCTGACCGCTGGTTCCGCACCGGCTATGACGGCTACAGCCTGCAGCCGATGCTCTACGCGCAGGAAGAGATCGAGGGCAAGCTGCGCGATATCTGTTTGACAGTGAACGCGCTGCCGGTCGATGAGCCGATTGCGAACCAGCTTCGCGTTGAGCTGCCGGACGGCGCCAAGCGCCAATACGAGAGCATGGAACGAGAGATGTTTGCGAGCCTCGGTCATGGCGAGGAGATCGAGGCCCTGAACGCTGCGGCAAAAACCATGAAGTGCTTGCAGCTCGCCAACGGCGCCGCTTATGTTGACGAGGCGCATAACTGGGTCGAGGTCCATAGAGAGAAGCTGGACGCGCTTGAGAGCGTGATCGAGGAGGCCGCCGGGGCCCCGGTGCTTGTCGCATACCACTTCAAGAGCGACCTTGCCCGGCTCCAGAAGGCGTTTCCGAAGGGGCGCGTGCTGGACAAGAACCCGAAGACTATCGCCGATTGGAACGCGGGCAAGATCCAGCTTCTCTTCGCGCACCCGGCATCAGCAGGCCACGGGCTGAACCTCGCGGAAGGCGGGAACATTCTTGTCTTCTTCAGCCTGAACTGGAACCTCGAGGAGCACATGCAGATCATCGAGCGCATCGGCCCTTTGAGACAAAAACAGGCCGGGATAAACCGGCCTGTCTTCGTCCATTACATTCTTGCGGGTGATACGGTTGACGATCTTATTTTAGAACGGTTACGATCTAAACGCAGTGTGCAAGAGATCTTGCTTGAAGCTATGAAGCGTTAAAACTAATCGGCGAGCGAGGGCCTCGCCATAAAACTACGACGAACAGGCACGTCCAGAATTTCTGCTATGCGCCTGCGCGCTTCATCCGGCGTCAAAGATGTACGCCAGATATCTGCTATAGCCCGTTTAAGCCCCGACGTCTTTCCTGCGCGGCCCCATAAATCGCGCACGCCCGACCAAGTTACCGATTGTGCTTCTCGGGGAAGCATACCCAGTTCTGAAGCCGCTAACGTGTGCATGTCGGAAAGAGGCCCATAAAGACCCTTGCTGCCTGTTCTATCGGACTTTCCCGCCGCTACAGGGAGCCGGGTGTCCGGTCTGCCCAGTCCCATCGCCCGGTACGCTATTGGATCATTTTGGCCTGCGGGAAAGAGCCCGGGGGCTCCAGACGAGTGTGTGTCAATAGTAGATATGGGGAGCCGGGCGAAATCGGGCAACGCAATGTTATCGTAGAACGAAGGCACTTTGCCGCCACCGCTCAAGATCGAAGATATGTTTTCTATCGATGGGTTTTCCAAAATACCCAAAGCACCGCGCATAAGTGGAGCGCCGGGCCACGTTATGGTCGAAATGCGGTTTCCATAATCACCAGACGGCAACACTTCAGGAACGCCCGGATCGTTTCTTGAGGCATCGGCAAGAACGATACGCGCCATTCTCTGCGGGTCGGCTAGTTCGCCCATAGGCGTGTCCATTATATTCTGTAAAACCGCATCGGGAAGCGCGGCTACAACCCCGGGGCTTCGTGTTTCGCGTTTTCCTCTTGCCCACTGTAAAGCGCGATTGCGATCTACCGCGAAGTCGTCGCTTGCCATGTCAAAAAGTCTGTTGGCACGAGCGACATTTACGTTCCAATCGGTTTGCGGGGAGAACGCGGCGGTCACACCGTACCCAGCTTGCCGCGGGTATCCGTATCTTTCTGCTAAATCCCCGGCAAGACGGTTTGCGGTTTCGTACCAATGTCTTGTTTCTGCAACGCGACCCGGCGGCATAAGATCTTGGACAATGAAATTAAGATTGTCTGCTCCGCGCCTAACGCCCATTTCATAGATTTTATGCGGGGGCAAGGAGGAGAGACCTGACATAAAAGGTTCTTCGGCGAGTAGTTGCATGTTTTTGTTAAACAACGCCGGAGCCCGCATCAAATCCGCGCCGCTTTGCACCAAGATTTCGGCGTTGGGATCTCCCTCTACGGGGTAGTTTGGCGCTGTCGGTCTGCGAGTACTAATGAGTAGAGACTCATCTACGTCAGACGACGCTGGCGCAGATCTCCTTACTGCCAGATCCGTTCCCGGCGCGGCTATGAACGTCTCGGGCTGCGCTCCGGGCGCAGAGCGCTCTACCGCAAGGGCTTCACGGAGCGCGGCGCGTTCAAGCGCGTTCTCCATGATCTCGTCGGCGGCGGAACGAATTACGCGTCGCGAGCCTCTAGCCATTTTATTTAACCCTGCTTCTTACTGTTCCAATCTCCGAAGACCTGCGCCGCGCGGTGGATAGCGCGTCTTCTAGCGTGTTAAATACGCCGACCTCGCTGTTCTTACCGGCTTGCCACAGGCGGATCGCCTCTTCTTCAGAACGCTGTCTTCCGCCAACGATTGTCGGGATATTAAAGAACCGTCCGTCTGCCTCGATCGTTATAGTCCTTTCGGTCGAGAAAGAGCCGTCTGGGTTGTCGAGGATCGGTCTGGTCGTGTCTATCTGAGCGCCGATATCCGATTGCGGGCGCACGGCAAAGTCGCTTGATCCAACCCCGCCGCCCTCGCGGTAGCGGCGACGTATCTCAAGAATATCTGGATCAAAGACAACGTAGTTGCTTGGTTTATCACCACTCCGGGTTATTCCCATTTCTCTATAACGGATGCCGGGGTATCCGCTATTTTTAAGAAATTCACTGAACCCCATGTCGTCTGTTAATTTTCCGTAATCACTCAATGCAGAATGTAAATCCCCCACGGTGGCCCGATAACCCGGCTGCTCAGTGCCGCCTAGCCACTTTTCTAACATCACTCGCGTTCGCGTCCCTTCTTTTAGGCGGCTTAAGTCTGCGCCTCTAGCGAAGTCTTGCAGCGAACGATGTTGGTCAGAAAGTGGTGCGTTTAGATCAGCAAAAGCCCCTTTATCCGCATTGATGTTGACCTCGTATAAATGCCCCGGAAGCGTAACGTCTGGGAGTTCGGCGGAGCTGAGTAAGACGTCAGCCGCCCTACTGCGCCCACCAAATTGTCTTAAAACATAATCCGCTGCCGCAGCCCTGTCCCCGCCATACCTAGCAGCCTCAAACGCTGCGGCTTCTATGGGGTTATCCCAATCAATTTCTCGTCCGTTAATCAGGACGTCCCCGACATCTTCACCTAATAGGCGCTTCATGGCGGAAATACTGGTTTGATAGCCGCGACCGATGGCGCTGTCCTCGCTAAGATATATCCCGCGTCCGAATCCTTGGTTCCCCTCGCCCGTTCCTATTTTGTTTATATCAAAACGATCAAACGCATAGGGCGAGCCGTGATAGGCACGGATAGGATCTGAGACGCGCCCCACAGCAAAATTAGACACCGCGGGCGCCGCCGCTTCCGCCGCCTCAGTCGCCGCACGCGCGCCAGCACGCACTGCGGGGCGTGTCTTGTTCCCCACGCCCGGAACCGCGAAAGAGGCAAGACTTACAGCCGCAAGCTGCTCAAGCTGGTTGGCCTCTTCCGGCATGCCCATATCGCGTAGCGTGGCGGCGTTGCTGCGTATCTCGCCGAGATCTGCGGCCATGCCGGGTACGTTAAACGTCTCAAGCATGCTCTGCATCGGGTCCGACACCAAACCAGATGCGACGTCGACCGCAAAGCCGCCTACGTCTCCGGCGATCTCAGGCAGCGAGCGATTGGATAAGTACCCAGCGACTGTACCGGGGATGCTCGCGAGACCGCCTAGCAGCGCCCCTGAGTTCTGGAACATCGAGCTAATGTTCGCCGGCAGGCTCTCAACGTCGCGAACGTAGTCACCCTTGAGCTGACGCTCAAGGTCGGCCAAACGGACTGGACGCGCATTAGCCATTTACGGGGCTCTTAGCTCGGTGGGCGCTACGCTGCTTTCTTCGGCGGGCTGCTCCGCCTCTGTCTCTTCTTCCTCTGGCGGCAAGAAGGCAGCAGGGTTTTCTATGATCAATTGAAGATCTTCGTCGGATATGCCGTCAAAGATATTCGGGGCCTCTGCCGGCGCGGGCTGGTTCGCGTATCTGGACCGCAATTCTTCCATCGCGGCGTTACGCAGATTTTCTGTAACGACGCCCATCTCTGTTGCGCCAAGCGCAAGAGCAGGGCCTTGCGCGCCCAAGAAATCAGACACGGCTCCGCGAGCTTGTCCTGTCAATCTCGCGCCTCGCCCAACGACTTGAGGCGACGCAAGAGCGGGCGCGGCCCCCAACAGATATGTTGGGTCCATAGTTAATAGCGCTGTCATAGGCGCGCCAATGCTTGCGCCTCTTTGAGCCAGTTGCGCCGTGAGCCCGCGAGGTTCTGGTGAGGACAACGCCTGCCCAGCAAGCATATAAGGAACTTCTTCTCCGCCATATTTACCAAGAAGATCCATGAGGCTTTGTCTGTAGCCAAAATTCGTATTTGCGTTATTGCGCGTGACAGATTGTAATTTACGCAGTGCAGTGTCTACGCTCGTATTGTTTCCAAGACTTAGCGCTGTTTGAAGTTCATCGATTACGTCGCTCAGATCCTCATAATTAGACATAACCCTCGCGTAATCAGGCGCCTGCTCATTTATGATGCCGCGCACCGTCCTGCTCGCCTCGGTGGCGACGCTTCTGGGGACGGAGCCCGGCTCGTAGCCCTTACCGATGTTGTAGATCGCCTGCTTAAGTCTATCCAAAGCCTCAATGGTTCTCCCCTCGTCACCGAGCGCCTTAAATTCGTTTATCTTTGCGTAAATGTCCTGCCACACTTTTTCGGAAGCAGGGTTTATATCCACGCCCCTGTACGACCCTCTGCCGTAAAGGTTTCCCATAGCTTCATCTATCTTAGTCATATCTAAGACAGTCGGATCGCTTGTGACGGGGGCGATGTCGGTTGTGTAGCGCTCGCGGCGTTCGTTATAAATGTTTCCGAGAGCTTTTCTCGCCGCTTCAAGAGGTTCCGTGACAGGAGCTTCTCCACTCAGGTGCCTCTCAACCGCAGCACCTAATTTTGCGTTTGCAGTAGCGGCTCTTCTTATGTCTGAGGCTGAAACGCCAGTCACCGCCGTGAGCGGCAACAAAGGCAAGTCTCTTAAAGCGCGTACAGGCGCAGTGACGGCCCGCCCGACCGGAGTAGCCGCTGCGCCGCGTATCGCTTGAGCGCCAAGATTTACGGGATTTACTAGATCGCCAGTCAGACGAGTCGCCCGCCCAATCCTCCCAAGCGCGCCCGGCGCTCTGGCCGCAGCCGTACCCCCACCAGTAAGCACCATAGATAAGTCGGCGAGCGCGCCTACCGGGTCTTCTACTACAGTTCTCTCGATGTTTTCTAAACTGCCATATCTGTCGGCAAAAAACTCGCCGACGGCATTCGCTGTTTTTTCGTCATAATCCATGACGCCAAGTTTGCTTAACACCCCACCGCCAAGATCCACCATCGTGTTGAAAGTCTGTATGGGATGGATAATCGGCGTTATAAGGCCTTCCACCACACCAGCAGCACTAGCCGGAATATTACGCAGCATCTGCTGCATGCGGCCTTGCGGGGTGTACGCAAATATCTCTGCGTCCGTAGGAGGCCGCTGCGGCGTTGCAGGCGGGGGCGCGGCAGTCGGGGCTACAGGCGCTCTAGCCGCGCGTTCAGCCTGAAGAAGCTGCGCTTGTTCTTCCGAATATGGGGGCGCAAAGCGCGACGGAATGCGCGTTTGCGCTTCTATCTGGCTTGTCAGCTCTTCCGGCGTAAGACCCTCGGGGGCTTGTATTTCATAATCGTTGCCGCCGTATCTTACGGTGTAAATGACATCCGCCATTATTGGCCTCCAACAGGGCGAACACTTAAGATTTGTCCCCTGCGTTCTTGGCGTCTCTGTAATTCAGCCTGCGCGTCTTCGGGGGCCGCGGCATAGGCTTCCAGCTTCCTAGCGCCTTCCTGAACGGCATCCATAAATTCTTTAAGGGCTGCAGCGTAAGCCTCTGTAGATTGGCTGAGAGACAAACGAGCGTAAGCATTTTCTGCTCTGTTGCTCTCAAAGTTAGTTATCGCGCCGCCGCCTTTAAGCATCTGTCTGGCTTGCATAAAGGCCTGCCCTTGTAGTTGCTCGTGTAAGGCAAAAGCGTTAGCTGCGGAGGAGCCCCCGAACACTCTGGGTCTTTCAAGTACTGCGCCTTCGGTTTCTACACTCTGTCGGCCAAACGCTCCAGAAAGCGGGTCGAAACCCGTTCCCGTAATAGCGGGCAGACCCGGATGCGTAAGTAGCTGACCGCCAACAGAGTTAACAATAGCCGCAGAAGTTTTAGCAGTATCCGCAAGCGCACGAGCCTGACGCCGCGCCTGTTCCATCTTTTGGCGGTCAAGCTCAGTCTGCGTTTCTGTTCTTTCTCTCTGCGCCTCACGTAAATCAATCACGCTTTGCGTAACCACCGGCTCATAGCGTTCTTGTGTCTCGGCTATCCCCGCTTGCGCTTCTGCCTCACGCATGCCCGGCGCAACAGCAGCAGGGGCGGACGCGGGGGCGCCCCGGACCCACTGGGTGCCATCAAAAGTGTAGTTGTAACCCTGATGCTGTCTGTTCTCTCCGGACACTGGCATATTAACCTCCGAAGAAATTGGCAGGAAGCGCCGCGGGCGGTTCCGCCCCTAGAACGCCCGGCGCAGCCGCATCCGCAGGAACAATTCTGGGCTGATTACCTGTGGCCGGGCTCGGAGGGTACACCCACGAACGACTGAGCGGATCCCAAGTTGGGTCTGGCAATTCGCCGCGTTCCATAAGATATTTGATCAGCAAGTCTTGCGGCGCATTCCGCGCTCCAAGCATCGCCTGCCTCTGCTGAAGCATCATGCTATCGCGCTCGGTGCCATACTGCTCAAGGAGCCTCTGCCGCTCATCTTCTATCTCACGCTGCGACGCCGCCTGCCCGCCGAGGGCGGTCGCGACATTGCCCAGCGTTCCCGCCGTGCCTGTCTTTGTCGGCGTCAGAAACGCCTGCGCGAGTTGAAACAACCGCTCTGTGCGAGACGGGCCCATCTGGCGCTTGCGAAGGTCTTCCGCCATGCGGTCCCATCTGCTGAGAACCGGCTCGTACATCTCACTGATCTGACGCTCGCGCTCTTCAGCCTGCTGCTGAAGAAGGCTGTATAGATCCGAGGTGTTGCCCATAGCCTGATTGAGGCCACCGACAGGCGCCGCCGGCGCTGCTGCCCCGTAGGTCCTCGGCGTAGCCGAAAACGTAAACGGGTTTGTGCTGTACGACCTGACCGCGAAATTGTCTGCCATCGTCTTAATCCTTCGTCCTACTTAAACCAGCCAAGGTCGTCCATCTCGCTCAGTAATCCAGCGAGTCCGGTGAGACCGCCGCCGATAGCGCCGACAGTGCTTACCGACTCCGGCTGATAGCCGAGCGGCTGATACCCATATTCCTGCACCGCTGTTGGCGCCGCCGGGCTGATGCTTTTGAACGTCTGAAGCGCTGCGTTGATCTGTTCCTGCGGGTAGCCCTGCTGCCGCAAGAAGTCCGCGTAGGCCGTCTCGAGGTTCTGCTGCTGGACGCCGCGTTCCGTCGCGCCGGGCGTTGATAGAGCGCCCGCGCCCTTGAGCCCGAGTTCCTGCGCCGAACCTGCGAGATCAGCAAGCTGCGCCCCGCCCTTGAGGCCGCCCTCGAGCTGCGACTGGCCGAGCTGGCCTGCGATAGAGGAGAGCTGGCCGAAGCGCTGCTGTTCTTCCTGCGCCGCCGTCAATGCAGTACCGTAGCCTTCCTGCAAAGCCTTCGCCTGCGCCGCCGTCGTGCCCTCGCTGACATCCCGCAACGCCCGGCCCATCATCTCAGCCTGACGCGTGCTGCCGTACTGGCCCGCGCCGATAAAGCGGTCAGAGAGTTCCGGCAAAAGCTGTTCGCGCAGGGTGCGCGCGCCGAGTTCACCAATCCGGTTTACGACCTGCTCGGTGTAGGGGTTCATGAACTCTGGGAGCACGGACGCGGAGCCACGCCCCGCCGCCGTCAGATAGGGTTGCGCCGCGCCCAGCGCGCCGGGGCCGCCAACGGCCTGCGTGGTGGCCTGCGTGGCCTGCGACAGCAGGGGCTGGTAAGCCCCAGCCGCCGCCGTGCCTGCCGTCTGCGCCTGCCGCTCGAGCGCGGTGAGGGGCGCCACACGGGGCCCAGCATAGGTTGTGTAGGGCGTGTTCATCACGCCGCCCTGCCGCGCCATCAAGTCCATCGCGTAGTTCGTGTACCACGTCGGCAAAGCCGTGGCCGTTGTTTTTGCGACCGGCGCCGTGCCCGCAGGGATCGGCTGCCCTTCGCTCAAGAAATCGCCAAGCGCCATCAGGTGCGTCCTCCGGTCAAATACTTCTCGGGCTTCTTCGCGTTAACGCTGAAGCGCCCCTTTGATAGTTCGCGGCCCTTGTGCCGCCTCACATTTGCGCGGAAACGGTCAAGCGCTTCCGCGCCCGCCTTGCCCGAGCCGTTTCCGAGAAGCGCCACGGTCTCGGCGTCGATCACATATTCGCCGTCGCTGAGAAGTGCCGGGATCTCGTCGCTGCGCCCGTCGCCCTTGCCGCGAACGGCGAACGAGGGCTCCGAGGGCCGTTTAACGGCCATGCCGCCCGCCGCCGCCTGCATCGGCACATCCGTAAAGAACGAGGCCTCGGGGCGCGTCGCGTAGGTGAGCCAATCGTCCATCGACATGTTAACCGGGCGAGCCGTGCGAGGCGCACCGGGCCCAGTCGCAATAGTCGGAAGCGTTCCCGCGCCGGGGCCTGTGCCGTAGCCGTACCCCGGCGGAAGGCTTGGGGGCACTGGCATAACGCCGCCGCCTCCACTGCCTCCACTGCTGCCGGCACCTACACCAAGCGCACCCAGCAGACCCAAACCCTGCCCGCCAATCCCGATAGCGTCGAGGTAGTCGCTCAGGGTCCAGCCATCTTCTTCGCCCGGCGTCTCGCCCGGCGTCTCGCCCGGCGTCTCGCCCGGCGTCTCGGTCGGCGCAGTGCCGCCTGCCGCCGTCGCGAGCCCCGCTCCGGCGCTTAAAGCGCCAAGGGCGGTCAGAGGCTCAATCGGTGGGTCGGTCGCCGTGATTGTTACGTCTAAGGCAGGATCCGCGTAGGCACTGCCGCTGGCACTGCCGCTGGCGCCCGCCGCGCCCCCGATAAGAGCATTTACAGGCTTGATCGGCGGCGGCTTAATCATGTCCGCCGTGACTGTCACATCCGATACGGGTGTGCCTAAAGCCGAAAGACCAGACGCGGCACCACCTAACACAGCGCCCTGCGCTGCAGTCGCCTGCGGAAGCAAATTGCCTATGATGCTTATTTCGTTCAAAGCCCCTGACGTCAAGCTCGGAAGCGCACTCGTTGCCGCGCCTGTCGCGGCGCCCATAACCTGCCCAGTCAAAGCGTTCGTAATCGGCGGAAGGTTGCCAATCGACGATAAGATTTGAGACTGAGGTACGGCTTGTACCGCCGTCGAGGTAAGCGCGGAGCTCCCCGCATCGCCTAACGCGCCCCAAGGGTTGACGCCCATGATGGCGCTGCCGGCGTATGCGGTGCCCGCTGCAAGCGCAGCGCGCATAAGCCCCTCTTCAAAATCGCGCTCTTGAATTGTGCTGCCGAGCGCGGATCCTAGCGCCGCTCCGGCCACAGGCCCTATGCCCGGAATCATCGCCATAGCCGCAGGCAAAACGTAGTCCGTAAGGGCGGTGCCGACCGCCGCCCACGTCCCCTGATGCTCAGGGAAGGTCGGAAGCGGGTCTGGGGGCGGAAGGCCTTTGGCTGCGTTCTCACCCGCCAAAGCGTACCAAGCACTGCCGAGCATTGAGTCGAGCTTGCCGACGTTTTTGGGGTTCGTCGTGGTCCAGCGGTAGTTAATGAGTGCTGGCATGATCTGCTCGAGCGTGGCGCCGTTCTGGATGGCGCCCGCGAGCTCCGGTGCCTCGCCGGACGCGAGCAACGAATAGCGTATGTTCTGCAGTGGGTCCGCCACCCCGGTCACAAAACCGGACGCCCCTAAATCCGCCTGCGCCACTTCCGCGAAGTTAACAATCGGGTTTAGGGCCTTAGCGTTCGCGCCCGACGTTGTGAATCGCTGGAGTTGTTCTAGCGCGTCATAAACAACAGAAAGCGGGGCGCCTTGGTCTATTGCGCTGACGATGTTTTCTGCGCCACCCCACGCCGCGAGATCAGCGCGGATCTTCGCCATAATGGGGTCCGCGCCACCGGACACGTCGATCTGGCCGGAGAGCTGCCCCTGCGCAGCGTTAAGATCCTGCTGCGCCTGCGCCACCATCTCGCTCCAGTCGGCGAACTCGTCGCTCTGGGGATTTGAGGGCTGCTGGCTTTGTAGTTCTGCTAAGGCGTCTTGGGCCGCAACAAGAGGGCTTGTGTAGTATGCCATCAGCCATTTCCTTGCAGTATTGGATACATTCGCATCGCCCAGTCCCGCCAGTCCGAAAACTGATATGGATCAGGTGGGACGCGCTGCGTGAAATCTGACGCGCGTACAAATCCTACCGCCCAGTCCTGCCAGCGACTCTCGTCGTCTAACCGACCAAAAGCCCAAGCATCGCCTACGGCCAATACTACACTATCCGCCCAATCCAGCAAAGACATGCCCCGTGGGTCGATCATCCTATGACCGTCCCGTCGCCCGGCTGAACGTGCGCCAAGACCTGACCCATCTGGTAGTTACCCCCGAGGGTGTCGCTCTTGAAGAAAAACCGCAGTTCGCGCCGCTGCGTCTTAAAATAGAGCACCTGTTCCTGCGGCGTGCTGGGCGTCGGGACCAGCGTCTTTGCCTCGCTGTTCACCTCCGGCGCGCGGGCGTTGGCGCGCCCACGAACCTCGACGGTCATGTCGCCCGCCTGCACAAAATCAGGCTCGACCATAAGAACCTGCAAGGCTTTATTTTGCTGCTGGGTTACAGGCAGGGAAATGTCCGCCGTCTCGAAATACGACGGGATGGGCTGGATGTTAAGACCGTCCACGGCATCCGTTCCGATCTCGTGGATCCAGAGCTTATAGGGCCGAATGAACGTGATATCGAAGGTCGCATCCGTGCCGCTGCCGCCCGTGACAGACACCGGGTTCGACGGTATGGTTGTGTAGTTGCCGGCGTTTGAAATCTCGATGCCGTCAATCACGTTGCCGGTTTCCGACGAAACTGTAAGCTCGACGGGCACACCGCCCTCGCCGCCCTCGACTGCCAGAACGTCGCCCACCTCGTAATCCGCGCCGCCGTCGTCAATGCTAACGCTTTGGGCGATGTAGTTCTGGGGCGCAACGCCTGCCAAGATCGGGCGCCTAAACACGGTAGGGAAAATGCCAGCGCTGCGCCCGCCTTCGGGCAGCGCACAATCGTACCAAGTTTGCTCGCGCACGTTATAGATGACGGCGTGGTTAGGCTCGAGCGAGTCGCCCTTCGGGAAACACCACCAGATCTCACCAAAGCGCGGAACTTTATAGGCGAATACCTTCTGACGCTGCGCGTAGTTCAGATTGTCGAAGAAGAAATTAAAGTTGAGGGCGTTCGGTATTTCGCGGACGACACCGTTGAACATCAGAAAGCGATCAGTGCCGATCCAGTAGAAGATGCCGTCATACTCAATGACGGATTGCGCCGCCAAGATGGAGGATTGTGTCGAAAGTGTATCAAACTGCCAGACGGTCGTGCTGCCGACGAAGGACGCGCGGAGCAGGCTGTCCGCCGACCAGAAAAGCCCAGACGGCGAGTTGCCGGGGCCGCCGCGCAGCGGGAGCCCGCGCACAATCTTCTGCCCCGTAATCACCGCGTCGCCTGAACCAGAACCTGTAAGGTCCGCCGGATCGCCCGGCACGGACCAGCCCCAATAGCCGTCAGTACCGAAGAAGATCAGATACGGATGCAGTACGACAATGCCGCCCGTTGCGTTGCCGCCGGTCGGTAGGGTTACAGAGGTAAGCGCTGCCGTATCCAAAAGATCGCCGGTAAATATCTCACCGCCCGTGCTGTTGCAGATGCAGCCGAGGTTTGGAGCGACCTGCGCCACGATCTTGTTAGACCCCGACACCGCGACGGTGTCGTAAAGGACATCGAACTGCCACATGTTACTGGCGTTAGCCGTAAACCCGCTTGTCGGCGTGCGGTCTGTAATGACGCTTGTGTTGTTCGAGCCGTCTATGTAGAGCCGCTCGACGAGATTAGCGGAGCCCGCGTGGATGTAAGTTAGGTTGTCCTGAGTATATTCGTGCAGGGTGCGGACGAGCCCCTGCAAGTATTTATTCACGGAACGATAGCCGCCCATCTTTCGCGGCAACCCGCGCTGAAAGCGGACCCACTGGCCGTCGACATAGTTGTCGCCTTCAAAGCGCGTTCCGTCCCGCTTGATACCGGGCTGAGACGCAATCTTTATGACCGTGTCCGCCATTAGCTGATCGCCACCGCAAATTTCTGAGCCTCTTCCGGTGTCACTGCGTTAATGACAGCTCTTGCTGCGGCGGCGCTCGCCGCCGTAAACAATGCGATGCCGTCAGTCGTTCCGCCGAGGTTGATAAGAGCCGCGCCTGCCGTTGTGGCCCCGGTGCCGCCGTCCGCAACCGCGATAGGCGTAGAGATGCCAGCCGTTGCCGCGTTTACGACATCGCTGCCGTCGCAGTAATAAATGCCGCGAGAGCCCTGTGCAATTATGACAGGAACGACTTGCGAGGCGGTCCTGAAGCCGAGATTGAAAGAACCAGTCGTCGAGTTATCAATCCAGTATTGCTGCGTCGTCGGCGGGACAATGATGTCAAGGTCCGCAATGAGCGCGCCGTCAATACGATACGCAATGCGGTTTAGTTCAGCGCCTGACAGCGTGTAGGGGTCGCTCTCGCCCGTGATGCTGATGCTCGTGTAGTCAAACGCGAAGACTGCCTGCTGGCCGTAGCCGATAGTGTACCAGCCTATGCCGTCGCTAGTCGGAATTGCGCTGTCGCCGGGGCGTAGGACTAACGTCGCACCGCCATTGATAAGCTCCGCCCCGCTCGGATCAATCGTGAGATTGCCCGAGCCGCCGTTGCGAACCGAGATAAAGAACCCGTCCCCTACCGTGGCCGCCGCCGGGAGCGTCAATGTACCAACGCCTCCGTCCCAGACGTAGGTGCTCGCGCGATCAGCAACGCCCGCCGTGTAGTTGCTGTTGAACAGAACAGTCGGGCTAGTCTGCGAGAGCGTGCTGCCCGTTGCCGTCAAGCCGTAACCAGCGAGGGCCGAGGCCTGCGCCTGCGCGGTCGATGCGCCGTAACGGAAGGTGCGCCAAGAGCCTGCCGCCGTGGTGTTGTCGGTCAGATAAATCTGCCACTGCTGCCCCTGCGAGATGGACAGAAGCGTGCCGCCGGCGTCATCCTTAACCGTGATCGTCGAAGGGCCGAGGTTATTAAACAGGATTGTCTGGCCGACGCCCGTCTGATCCGCAGGAGGCATGATGATCGAATAGGCGCCAGTCGGCGTCACGTCGATGATGCGCGCCGCGACCGTGTTTCCGGCGTTCGTCTCCAGCGGCCACGACAGCGTCGTGTCCTCTGTCAGGCTGAGTGCCAGATACGAAACGTCTGACGGGTAGATGGTAGCCCCGCCAAAGACCTGCGTGTAAACCGACATTTACGCCTCCTTACGAACCGCAGAGCGGTCTAGTATTTTGGCGAGATCTTCGCCGTTAAGCATGGCCGCCGCGCGGTCATACATGTTCTGCCAGACCGAAATGCGCTCGTCGTTCTTGAGGAACGGCGTCGCCTCGAGCAGGGTTCCGTACAAGAGAAGCTGCGGCGCGTACTCGGTAAGCCAATTGGTCTGCACTACATCATCAAGAAGCGGCGGGAGTTCGTAGTAAAGAACCTCAAACGGATAGTCCTCATCTGGGGTCGGCGCGATCAGCCAGTGACTGTAATCGTAGTCGCTGTAGAAGATGGGCTCGTCCGTCTGGGTACTGTCGGGCCAATACGTCCGAAGATATTCATAGCCGCGCGTAAAGAGGGTCTTGCGGGTGTTGTTCTCGTTCCCGATACCGATATTGATGCTGACCGTGTCGCGCCAGCGATCAGGCTTGTCGTAAACAGATTGCCCCGTCGTAAGCGATCCGCTGACAACATTTATGAAGCCCTGTATCTTGAGTTCGCGGGCAATACGCCGTTCTGCAAGATTGATGAGGCGCGGGATCTGCTCATAAACGACCGCGTCTGAGGCCAGCGTCGCCCCGCGCTCAAGGTAGCGCCGGACGTCCTCTTGCAGGGTCGTAAACGTCATAGATGTAGACATTGCGGCCTCTACTTAAGGTTGCGGAGCTTGTAGATCGTGGAGAGATAAACGCCAGACAGCGCGTCGATCAGATTGGCGACCGCTCGGTTGCCCTTGCAGATCTTTTCGTGATTTTCCTCAATCCACTTGGCCTCGTTTTCCAGATGCTCAAGGATCTCTGGGACATTCGGATCCGGCGCCGGGATGTTCCCCACCAGCTCATAGGCGCCCTGATACGCCTCGACGAGGTCGTCCAAAGCCTCAAGGACATCCTCATAAAAGTTCCCAAGGGCCTTGTGCTCGGAATAAGATTTCGTGCGCCAGTGGACCCAATGCGCGACGTTGCGCGTATAGAATACCCGGCTGATTAGCTGTTCTATCAAGGTTCTCCCGGAAGCAATGCCGCCTCCGCCTCTCTCCGTCTGACCAGTCCGGGCAGGATTTTGCCACCGCCTCGAACCCAACGCCGGATCTCAGTCCTCGCCCCCTGCCAGTCGAGCGCGTTAATGCGCCGACGCAAAGTCGAGGTCTGGAGGCGACCGACTCCAAGATTGTAGCAGAAATCTACAATCGCGTTTAGTGCGCGCTAATCGGTCGCTAGAACCGGGCAGGCCCGCAGCGTGCCCGGCAGGTAGTCCCGACGGATTTGGGCCTCCAGAAGCGTTTCCGCCTCTTTTTCGGTCACGGGTGCGTCTGTCAGGCTGACAGGCCTGCCGTCCATATATCTGGTCGTGCCGTAACCAATCGTGGGGACGCCAGCCGGGCAAAGATACGGCTTGGGCCGAAAGCCCTCAAACTCTTTGCACAAGGCCAGAGCGATAACCAGACAGGACACTAAAGCCCCCGTTTCGCGAGGGTGCGGTCCAAGATCCAGTAGTTCACAACGCCCGAAAGCAGCGCCATGTCGTCGACACCCCACAGGCTCGGCATAATCTGCACGAAGGGCGTCCCGGCATTGAGTTCCGCCATAATAAGGCAGGTTTTCACCACGCCGTAGATGCCGAGCAGATAATACGTCATCAGGGGGCGGACGCTGGCCGAAAGCGCCGCCGCCCAGCCGCCGGCAGCCTTTACCATATCCGTCTGCTGCTGGATCGCCAGCTTGAAGGCGTCCATCGCCCCCACATCTACAGCGGCCTGATGCTGCGCTCCGATCTCGGCGAGCTTCTGATCTGCTCTCGCCGCTTCCAGCTTGCACTGCTGTTCAAACATGGAGAGTTCGTGGGACCGCTCATTTTTCTTATCGAGGAATTTCAGAGCCTCTGGAACGAGACGAAACACCCCGCCGAGGAGGCTACCGATAATGCCGCCGCCTAAAAGTTCCATGTCAGCCTCCGAAGAAAACCATTTGCGCTAGGATGCCTGCCATCCCGCAAAGTAGAAGAAAACCTATGGACAGTATCTGCGCGTTAACCGCTTTAAGCCCGTGCTTGAGTTCAGAAGACGTAGCCAAAATGTTTTGATAGCGTTCAGCGCAAACCGCCTCGTGTGTTGAGATTTGAGCTTCCACTCGATGGATACGATCAACGATGTACGCATCTTCTGACACGGCTATCTCCTTTATGCAGCTTCTTGATTTTTAAGGCCGAGGTAATAATCCAAATTGCCTTTCAGGCGCGCGTTGGTGGGCTCCATATCCAAAGCAATGCGCCCCTGCTCGACAGCCATATCTTTATAGCCAAGATGCCATGCCGCAAGCGCCGCAAGATCGTGGGGCATAGGCCCCCAGACTTCCGGGTCGCAGGTGTAAACCAATTGTTTGTCTTTAATAGAAAGCGCCCGCATGGCCGCCGTATAGCACTCAAGCCAGCGGCTCTGCCTGTAGAACAGCATCGCCATGTTGCACCAAGGTTCGCGCGTATTAGGCGCCTCGGCGCATGCACGGTGGTAGTTAGCTTCGGCTTCCCAAGTATTGCCAAGCTCTTCGTAACATTTCCCTAGAAGCCTGTAGGCGTAGCACCTCTCGTTGTGCCAAGTCGCACCGGGGAGCTTGAGATAGTTATTCAACGCCGCAATGGCGTCAGCCCAGCGGCTGTGGAAAGTAAGCTCTCGCGCGTAGTAGAAGGCGTTGCGCGGGCACGCGGGATCTTCTTTTACGCTTAGGGTAAGAAGATCGAGATACTGCCCACGGCTTTTCGTCGGGTCCGGGTGGTGGCTGACGAGCAGCACATCGGTGTCCGCCCACACTTCCGTGATCCTACCATCAGGCACTGGATACTCGTGGCATGGGTGGTGCCAGTAATACCCGTGGCGGGCGTGGATCTTCTCGTACTTAAATTTAATTCCGGCGCCCCAGTCGAAATAGTACCGAAGCCGCGTAGTGTTTTCATTCCAGACGCGCTCAATTTCCTCGCGCCACCCCGGCTCCATAACCTCGTCTACATCGAGACTAATACAAACATCAATGTCGCGAGGAACAAGAGCCAGAGCCGCATTACGCGCGTGATCAAAGCGCCAAGGCGTGATGCAGATAGAGTGGACTTGCGCGCCGTTTTCTTTCGCGATCTCCGCCGTTCTATCTGTGCTACCCGTGTCGGCAAGGACGATAACGTCTGCGTCTTTCGCCGATTGGCAGAACCGCTCGATGAACTTTTCTTCGTTCTTACTGATGGCATAGACGGCTATCCGCAGCCTGCGGTCCTTCCTGTACAGAGTGTCGTACAGGCTCTTAGTCGTTCCCCACTCCTGCGTGGCAAAGACCGGCCCGTCGCCCTCGTAAGTAAATCCGTCAAAGTGATCAGGGATGAAGTAATGCGACGGCCAGATGGCGCCGTCTTCCGGGTTCATTTCATTCCAAACATTCGTCAGCCTGCGCGGCCCCGTACCGTACCATGCGGGCTTATCTTCTACGTCGTCGTCCTCTCGGATTTGCTTAATGACTTCGCCGATCACAGGATGACCCGGAGCCGACGCGATATAGCCGCAAGCGATGACGCCGGGGCGCACCGTTTCGTTTTCCCATGAGGCGTAAAGATTTTTCCAGAAGAGCCAAGCCTCCAGAGGACGCTTGCAAAAACTGTCGGCGTCAACGCAGAACCCGCCTTCGTCGAACAAAATTTCATAGCGCATCATGTCTGCGACGCCGCACCATTGCCGCTGCGCCATCGTCTGCATCCGTGCCTTATTGCGCCACGGATGCTCTTCGAGTTCCTTGTTGCCCCAGACTTTGACCGTCCAAGCCGGGTTCATCTCGCGCCATGTGTTGATGCAATTGTCGGGGCGCTTTTTCTCATCGCCGACCCAGACAATGTGGATCGTGCGCGGTATTACTGGCAACGAGAGATCGTAAATATAGACGCCGATCTCGCCCTCGATCTTCGAGTATGTCGGCTCTCCGAAGGCTTCTCTAACCGCCTCGTCTGTCCAATTGTCGGTGACATGCCGCTCAAACGGATTGCCGCCGACATCGTCCTGCGGGTGGTACCCGATAGGAATGCTGATCACGAGTAGGTCGGTGACGCGCTTCAGACGAGAGACGAGTTCTTCAGCATCGTTTCGCGGCATGTGTTCTAGAACATCGCCCGCGAAAACCACATCGTAGTAATCGGTGGGCCATGTATGAATAGTCCGCGCGTCGGCCACGATCAGGTTCTTGTACATGTCGCGGAGCTTGTATTCCCCGACATAAGGCTCCCACGCCTCGACGCCGGTCCATTCGGCGTCTGGGAACATCTTGGCGTAAGTCCCACAACCCACGCCGATGTCGAGCATCTCATCGTTTCGAAACTGCGACACGATACTTTTTATAAATTGCTTACCCGAGTTTGAGCTTACAGGCATGTTTTCCCCTCATCATGTCCACGCAAAAACTATAGACCCACCGCCGCCAGAGGTACCAGCCCCCGGATAGCCACCGTTGCCGCCATTGCCCGCAGGGCTCGCGCCAGATCCACCAGCACCACCGGCTCCAGTCGAGCCACCATTCGCGCCAGAAGTCCCAGTTGTGTTGCTTACGTTACCGCCCGTGCCCGCGCCACCTCCGCCGCCAAGCCCGCCCGCTGTGTCATCTGCATCGCCGCCATCCCCACCGGTGGCGCCTGTCATAGACACAGAGCCCGCAGTTAGCGTGCCTGTTACAGTGCTATCGTTTCCGGTGGTGGTGCCGACCGCGTAACTAAGCGTGCTGCCCCAATCGCTTGGCGATATGGCGTAAGTAGAAACCGCCGCACCGCCCTCACCACCGCCACCGCCCGTCCACCGCTCGCCGGGGATGCCGCCATCAAAACCTGTTCCGCCGGTTCCTCCGGGGCCGTAGACGCTGATCGTGACCGACGACGCATTTGCCGGGACCGTCTGATTAGCAGCTCCAGACGTGTAAGTGTTTGTGACGGGCGTAAAAGCGCCAGCCAGAACTGCATAATATGCGTCAAGGCCGCCGGCCATTAGCTAATACCCGAACCTACAAGGCGCCATACGGTAGCAGCTACCTTTTTGGCCGCCGCAGACCCATTAGCCGCGATGGTCCGCGACCCGGTAGAGGCCCCCCAGCGGAGCGTATCTGTCGTAATCGCGAGAGTTACGTTGCCGCCGCTGTTTTCGTTTTCGATAGCGATAATTGTACCAATCGGGAAGGCCACCGTACCGTTCGCCGGAATGGTGTAGGTGTGGGCGGTGACGCTGGTGTGATAAACAGTCTTGCCCGCGTCCGCCATGACAAACTGATAAGTGCCATTCTGCGTGTTCAGCGGCGTTCCTAGATAACCGAGAGACGTCGTTGCGGGCGTTGCGGCTGGAGTAAGATCGCCGCCCGCCGAAACGGTAACGAGGCCGGAGAACCGCGCCGTGCCGTTTACGTCTAGCTTAAATGTCGGGCTTGACGTGTTAACCCCGACGTTTCCCGTGCTGTAGTAAATATCTGAACCCGTCAACGTCCAGTAGCCTGTGCCGGTTGGGCCGGTAGAGCCAGTAGAGCCGGTTGGGCCGGTTGGACCCGCTGCGCCGGTAGAGCCGGTGGGGCCGGTAGAGCCAGTAGAGCCGGTTGGGCCGGTTGGCCCCGCTGCGCCGGTAGATCCGGTTGGGCCGGTAGAGCCAGTAGAGCCGGTGGGGCCGGTTGGACCCGCTGCGCCGGTAGATCCGGTTGGGCCGGTTGGACCGTTCGCACCAGTAGAGCCGGTTGGGCCGGTTGGACCGTTCGCACCAGTAGAGCCGGTAGGGCCGGTTGGGCCGCCCGAGGCGCTGACCCAGCTCAGGACGCCGGATCCGTTGGTCGAGAGGACGTTGCTGGAGGAGCCATCCGCCGACGGCAGCGTGTAGGTCGTGCTGCCCGCAGCGGCGGCGCCCTGAAGCCCCACATACCCGCTGACAGAGCCGGAAAGCCGGAGATAGCCCGCGAGCGCAGCGCCAGCGGTGCCGACGTCTATAACCTTGGCCCCGTTTGCGGCTACGCCGATATTGTTCGCGCCGATGCGGTAGATGCCCGTGTCGGTGTCGCCAGCGAAGCTAAACGCAGGCGCACTGACAGTGCCAGAAACCTGCAGAAACTGGTTACTGTTGCCAATACGCCCGGTCATCTTAGGTCATCTCCATAACAGACACGATCACGTCGCAGGCAGCCACAGCCGTAACCTTAATCAAGTCTTCGGCCTCAAGAACCAAGCGGTTGTTCGTATTTAGGACGTTAAGGTTTGACGCCGCCGGAATAGGCGTCGAGGCGCAGAGCTTCACCGTGATGCCCGACGAATCGTCCGTAACCTCAACCGTGGCCGTGGTATCAGCGCCGGAGTCGTTTGCGATCACCAGCCCGATGACCGTGGCCGTAGTGGCTACGGGAACGGTATACACGGTCGTCACGGTAGTGACGTTGTTCGCGACTGCGTTCTTAAAAACATTTGCCATAAGTTATTCCCTTCATGGTTTGCGGCGAATATAGCCTATTTTCGCCGCAAGGTCTTTAGGCGGCGCCTAGCTGACTATGCAAGCGGTCGAACGCGGTGGAATTATTTCTGTCAAAGTAACTGCGGCAGCGGTAGAAGTCGCACTACCGCTGGTCCCACCAACGATGCCGTAATATAAAGTATCGCTGACAGCGTAATCTATGGTGTTTGTGGTGTCTTCAAACCAACCCGTGGTGGCCGCAGTAAGCGTTACGGTTATACTTGCGGTAGCGTTTTTATATATCTTATA